TTGCAAGTCCTCAAGCCAACCATGATTGTCCCTAATAGCTATCCTAGTTTCGGAGAGAGGATTGTCTCCAAGATAACCCTGGACTATCAATCCTGCTCTTTGAGCCTGCATTTTATAGCTATTGTTTTTCACTAAATACTTTCTTTCAACTTCAATCATATTAATGTACCCAATGGTCTTCAATTGATATATCAGCACCTAAATGAGCACGTACACAAAATGGTTCGCCTCCACTTTCCATACATTTAACTAGTATATTACCTACTTCTTCAGCAATATCATCCGGTGCTTCAACATTATGTTCATCATGTACGGGAACACAATATTTAACTATAAACAGCAGATTGTTCTTCCTTAGCCAATTGAAGAACTTAATTGCAGACAATTTGAAACACATAGAACCAGCATGTTGTATCGGATAGTTAATAGATTGCTTCATGGAATCAGATAACCTTCTTCTCAAATGCTGTGAGCTTGTCTTATAATAATTGTCCCCATTACGCCCTAGCATATACTTAGCTTCTGGAGACCCAAGTTCACTGTCGATTTTACACAGGTTGTCCCAGTCATATATAAACGCCTTATGCTTGGTAATAGGATTAAGAAGGATATATCCCTTATCAAGGACATCTTCTCTCCTAAACTCCTGATATCTCTTTAGTCCAGAGAAACCAGACATATAGTTATTATATACTTCTTGAGCTCTTGCCTTAGTAAGACCGTAATTCTTCATTAAAGTGTTCCAATCTCCACCATAATTAAAACAAAATTCATACCCTTTAGCAGCATCTCTAAGAGGTTTGTATTTAGCTTTAACTTCAGATAGCGGAGTATCATCGGGGATGTCTGTAAATACTATTCTGGCAGTTAGACTGTGTAAGTCACCACTACCATAGATAAGCTCTTCCAACATCGCCTTATCATTGGCAATAGATGCCATTAAGAAGGATTCCTGCCCTTTGTAATCACAACTAATCCATTTATATCCAGTATCAGAAATGAAACATGACCTAGTAAATGGGTCATGTGGCAAATTCATTAAAGACGGGTTAGTAGCAGACAGTCGCCCAGTATCAGCTCCTAATTGAAAATAGTCTGGGTGAATCCTACCACTTACTGGATTAATCTTATCTATAAACTTCTGTCCAAAGGTATCAACTAGAATTTTAGCCTTCTTATATTCTACATAAAGAGGAACTATACTACACTTGTGTGCTTGTGGCTTTATCAACTTAATATCAGCAGATTTCTTCTTCTGTTTAGTTTTAGCATCAATGGTAGTACAATTAATACCTAAATGTTCAAACAAAGGCACTACTTGCTGGCTACTAGACCAGTTAATGTTACACTTAGCTGAAGCATCAAATCCACTGAACAAATCACCTTGTAGATTCTTGGTAACATATGGGAAGGGTTTGTCATATTCATAATGAATTAGCCCAGTTTGTGGATTACAAACCCTCTTTATTTGCCCCATATGAGGACCTACCTTGTCAAACAGTTGATTCTCATGCATAATGTCCACTTCCTCTGTGCAGGCTTTAACATAACCTTCGGAAGATTTATGTTCATTATAATAATTTTCAACCCACTCGTTAAGCTTAGCTTCTGCTTTATTAACTTCCTCTTTATCTCGAATCATCTTCTGCTTCCATTTTACTGGGTCAAGTTTAGCTCCACAATATTCCATATAGGCAATTACTGGAGTAAACTTCATTTCAAATTCAGCAGCTTTAGTTAATTCCTTCTTCTCTAGTTCTGCATCTTGCTTCTCCTTAATCTTAGTAAGATACATAACATCACCAGCGGCATATTGTACCACTGGTATAGTTAATCCTTGAGTGATAATCTGCCCTCGAACAGTCTTATCAATATCTATACCAAGATAGTTATCAGCTGCTGCTTTTAAAGAAAGACTATGAAACTGGGGAGGATAGCCAAGATAGAGTAACTTCTCGGCAATCATTCCGTCCCATACATTATAAGGAACTATTTTATGGTGATATAGAAACCTTAAATCAAATGCAATATTCCAACCTAAGAAAGTCTTAGTAGGGTCTTCAAGGACACATTTAAGCTTCTCAATTGGAATAGTTACATTGTCAACGACTATTTGGTCTTCCCCTAAACCATACTGAGTACACAGTAATGGTTTTGTATAGGGGTCTAAACCAGCAGTTTCTGAATCATATTCTACCCAACTATGTGGCATAATCATGTCTATAGCATCAGATAGAGATAATTCCTTATAAGCGTCAGTTTCAAATAGTGACCTTTGATTACTGACTAGATATATCATGAAACCTCAATATCAACAGTACTAATATCAACATCTCCTAAGCTACTAAGTGCGGCTTGTATTCTGCTCTTAATAGCTTCTATGGCTTCATCTATATCCAAATGTCCGTAATATTCATACCATGCTAATCCCTTAGCATTTATGTCAACTTTGAAGACTTTCTCTTCCACATTATAAGGAGCAAATGGGTCACGTTCTGCTCCAGCTGGTAAATTACTCATTAATTAATAGCTGTTAGAATTAATAATAAGTAATCTGTCCACAGACCTCGTCACCGAGTCTTAATCAGCTGTATCGAAATACAGCAATGTTGGGTTATCTTTCTGTATATCTATAGAATCCAGATTCCTAATAGCTAGCTGTTGGGCAAACTGATTAGTATCAAACCCTATCGTTATAAGATGATAACCATGTGCAGTTGGAATTACATGTTTAACTTTGATGTCCTGTGCACCTCTACAGCCATTAACAATTTCTATGATTGTGTTAAGATAGTTCTCGTCCTTACTATCAACATCCACAACCCATAGTGGCTTATATCCCCTAGCTCTAGTATGTCCACAAGACGAATCCCAAATGCGATATCCTTGATAGCAATTGCCTTCTTGGATTAGTTTGGCATACTCCTGTATAGCAGTACATGCCACTTCTTCAGCATTACGTCTATTCAAGGTAATGTACGCTCTTGCATGATTACTTTGGCACAATTCAATAACTTTAGCTCTTTTACGTTCTAACTGCTCCCTACTGAATATATAATAAGTTTTAACGGTTCTGTATCCGTTATTGCCAGTATCAGTAACACAGCCATCTTTCTTGCGTTGTATAATTTGCAAGAAGTAGAACTCATCTGAATTATTAAATTCCAGAATGTCTAATATTTGGTCAAAATTATCTATTACCATTCTTCTCGTCTTTAATTTCGTAATACCTGTCTATGGTAATGAAGACTAGAGCTACACAGAAACATTCTGCCATTAAAACGGGACATGTAAACAGGGCTACAAGCCCAATTATCATTCCTATTAACATCCAAGGTGCTGCCATAGCAAGCAAATTACCTATAGTAGAATCATCGAAATTACTTCTTAGCCATTTGTTCATATCGCTTATCCCTTTCTTCAATTACTGACAATGGTGATACTCCAGGTTCTAAGGTTTCAATAAGTACAAATCCATTCTCTGGTGTAATCATTGATTCCTTCTCACTTACACTACCCTTATACTTCTCACCATAATCTCCCTCTACCTCCTTAGTAGCAGGATTGATATCTCCCCAATCTGAATGTCCTCCGATTGGTTCAACATAGTATTTCCTACCAGTCACTAATGATTGATATATAAATCTACCAGTGTTCTTTAGAAATCGTTTCTCTAAATCAGTCATTCGGAATTACATCTAAATCTGTTAAATAAAATGCGTTGTCGTTTAAATCTCTTTGTACGAAGTATCCGTTAACTTCGACAGTTTCTCCTTTAAGAGTATGTATAATTACTTCTCTGTCTCGGTCATACCTTTGGAGAATTTCAATCAATTGACCTACTAGTAATGCCATTAGAATTTACCTTCATTTGGTTGTAAACAAATCAGACCTTCATTACGCCACATTTCCACACATTTGCAATTGTCTTCAAGTACAAATGGAATATAGTATTTACCTTTGATATTGTCTTCATAGAGCTTCTTCTTACATATAGGACCAGCTACGAAGCTATTAGCGGGACGCATAAGAATCATATCTGGATGTAGGAAGTTATTCTCCAACCACTGTTCTGTAGCTTTACGAACTTCTGGAGTATCTTCCCTACCAGTTAGTATTATTAACTTGGCAGGATAATTATCACAGAAGTTTCTAATAAGTTCAAGAATAGGAGTAATAGGCTCATCAGTAAGCATACCTTCAGCTGCACCTTCTCCATAGAACGGACGACCACTAGTATTCAGACACACAGTTGCATCCATATCTACTATAATTGCTGCTGGTAGGTTAGTATCTTGAACTAATGCTTTAGCCTTAGCAGCCATAATTTCCTCATGAATTATGAAGTCTCTATAGCGTCTCCAAGTCTGCCTAATAACCTTCTCACCTATAGGATGTTCTCTTTTAGCATCACGGCGAATACATTCATCTACGGGAGTCCAGAAATCTTTATATTCGACTTCATACTTCCAATCGTAGGTATAATTCTCGTTAAAGTCCTTAACCATCTTCTCTAACTCAGCACAAGTCTTAGGATTAAGGTTCATATTATCAACTACGATATTGTAACCTTTCTCCATACTATAAGCTAGTACAGTGTTATAAGTTGCAGTGACAACATTCTCTCTACTAGGAACCCAATAGTCTCCTAACATGTTACGAACATCATCGTTGTTGAATCTAACTCTATGCTCCGGGTCTTCATGACACCACTGCTTAGCAAAACTAGTTTTGCCACTTCCCTGAATTCCTCTACAGATTACTAATACTCTAGTTTCCATTAATCAATATTACATAAAACATCACTAAATCCGCTATAATCTAAGTCGGCTAAAATGTCTCGTATAAACGATATGTAATCTCTTGTGCTTTGTAAATCTCGTATATATTCTTTAGTGGATATTATCTCCTCTATAGATTCAGGATTACCGTAACAGAACTTCTCGTATTCTGTACGTCTCGTTTCTGCTTTAGTAATGTCAGCATCAATGTCTTGAATTACTGATTCAACATCACTAATAGTGAGTTTAGTATACTTCTCCTCATTACCAGCATATGCTATGTTGAGATTGTCAGAGAATCTCTGATATACCTCGTTAGACCTGCTGAAAGATTGAAGTAGCAACTTCTCTTCCGGATGTGCCCTAGGCACTAAGTAAAATGATAAATAACTACTCATTTCTCGTTAGTTGGCTTAAGCCATAAATTGGTCTTACTAAAGATATAATCTCTAAGTCTTGGAAGGTAATCAAGATATGTTAAGGTTCTAATGGTATTGCATCTAAAACACTTAATCAGTTCTTCTCTAATTCTCTCCTCCGACACTACTGGCATTTTAGAATCATAATCATATAACACCATAGCTTGCCAAGTTGTTTGCTCTATTGTGAATCTCTTAGTAACCGCAAACCTAACGGCTCTAAGTATCCTAAGAGGGTCATCATCGAATGTTGTTACAGGGTCGAGGGGAGTTCTTATCAAAGCATTCGTTATATCATGCTTACCATAAAAGTAATCTATAATTTCACCAGTATCAGGGTCTTTAGCCATAGCATTGATAGTGAAATCTCTGCGTGATAAATCATCATACAGATTTCCTGGTTCTACTATAGGAGTCCTAGTACCTGGAACATATCCTACTTCCTTCCTAGCCATTACAAAGTCTGCTACACCTTGATACTTGTATCCTTCTGGGAACTTAGCACGTATGGTGTAGCACTCTGGAGTTACTAAGAAGATTTCAAACTTCTGTTCTTCTAAGTAGCGCTTTAGTGCTTTGAACATCAATTGAGCTGGACTAAGCTGAGCTTCACATGGATGAATTTTGCTGTACACTGCTTCGGTAGGTACAGCAACATAATCTACATCCTTGTTAGTAAGACCTAGAAATTCATCTCTAATCTTCCCACCTACTTCATAAAATTTAAAATCTTCCATTAATAAAAATAATCTGGTTCAACTTTCTGAATAATCTTCTTCCTACTTCCTTTTAGACCATAGCCACTACGTTCATTGCTACGTTCGTAACAACTAAAGTATTCTAAAACTTCGTGTACTAAAAGATTAAAGCTGTGATTCTCAAAGTGATGCCCATCCACATCAATAGACCAACCACATCCATCTAGCCACCTATATACATTTAGATGTTTACCATTAACATGATTTGGAAGGTTTGCTAATAGTGACAGATTATCCATTCTCTAATATTATAACAATTTACCAGTCATACACACAACCGATTACTTGCTTCTCTTTAACGAACTCATACAACTCATTAATACCTTCTTCCCATGTTATATCTGAATATGGCACATAAGAATAATCTCCATGTTCTCCGTCTTTAAAATAAGACTTGTCCATATAGTTCATATATTTAACAGTTGAATACCTATCAAAGTAATCATAGCTATCCATGAAAGTAGGAAGTTCTATCCAAGGAGCTATTGGTAATAAGTCATAGACAGTCAGCAGGTCAAGAGCTACCTCCTTAGAGATAGCTCCTTCGTCTGCCTTCTTAAATATTTCTTTAGCGAACTCAGCCTTGAACTGGTTCAATTTCTCCTTCATCGACTCTAGAGTCCGAATTTCTTTGTCTAAGTCTTCCATCATATATTAATATGAGTTTATCAAATTCTTCATCTGTTCCTTCATAAGGAGTAATTTTATAGTTGTAGTAATCTTCCCACTCGATACTATCAACTACCTGTCTTATAGCTTCTTCAGTCATGTTATGATATTCATAACCTTCTGTAGTAACTATAAACGAATCTGGAACTATACCAACTGCGATTTCGAAAGCATATGCATCAGCTGCATTGTTCATGTCTTCATCGAACAAGCTCTCTGCGTATGCAGCATATCCACTATATGTCTCAAAATCATTAATGCAAGTTATAATATACCTGTTCATTGGTCAGATTCTATATCAACTTCACCTTTATCTAATGCTTTAGATTCTGCAAATAAGAATCTATTACATTTTAACTTATATGCCCCAGACAAACCGTCTTCTATACGAATTACTATACCTTCATGTGGCACATCATTGTGACATTCTGGAGATAGTTCTTCCATGAAGAAATTCTTATCCTCGGCTAATCTTTGTATGAAATTCTCATTCCAGTGTTCAGATACAGATATATCCGGATATAAATCCCTCGCATATCCATAATACAGTTCTGTTACCGGAGTGAGACCTTTATCTTTACACCATTGTTGCACTTGTTTAGCACTAAATTCATACACTATTCCGTCAGGATTAGTATAAGTAATACGGTACACTCTGATACCAAAATGCACATTATACTTATATGGAGTAGTTTGAGTAGTAGGGTCGTATATTGGCATATCGTAACCATAATCATAAGCTTTACCTCCCATTGACTGAATTGCTCCTCCAGTAGGAAGCCAGCCTATAATTTCATAATAGAGAGTTAATCCTTTAGTTAAAAATGGCTGTAATACTTTATGAGCTTCTCCCCACACATCACAGCCGTAGTAACCTTCACTAACTTCCTTATTATAATATTGGTTCTTTACAACCTTTCTAGAGGACCACAGATAGTCATATGCAGTGTCAGGCACATAGGTAAGCCAACCAGCCACCTTGTCTTTCCACTTCAATTGCTTTTTGCACAACACATCTGCTGATATCCCAGATGTGCCATGGACCTTACTAGTAATACTAATAATATCATTTGGCTTAATTATCCATGGACACTTCTTAATAAGAATAGTATCGTAGTGGAATCTAAACTGATTGTCAACTAACTTGCTCAACCCTTTAGGCTGCTTACCAGTTCTAGTTTTATTGCTGGAGCCAGAAGTTCTATTCTTTACTACGTACTTCTTACAAATAAACAGGTTTCCTACCCTATCAAATTCAGTGCCGGCATCTATTCCAGTTATAGATTCGGTATGTCCAAGAGAACTTATCCATTTAGTAATGGACTCTATAGACATAATAAATCCTTCTGAAACATGGCCCTGCAACTTAATAATCTTCACTCTTCCGTTATCTTCGAAATACCCAGGTGCTGCTTCCTTGTCAGCATTCAGCTCAATGTGTCTGAACTGGTTATTAGCTGACAAGAAAGAATAGTCAATAGCACATCCAATAGGGAAATACACATACATTCCAGGTTCTGTATCTTTACTAACCGAAATAGTATATCCGTCTATATGAGCACATTTAAGACGCTCGCACTTGGGGTTTGGGTGTGGTGTAAAATCGTGGATTTCCACAATCTTAGCACAATAGTTAATATTGATTTTAGGTGATTGATTTAATTGCATTCAAAGCTAGTCAATAATTGCTTACAGCTAATCTTCAGCTAGACTCCAATCTTGACTTAAAATGGCATCAGGAAACCACTTAGTAACAACGTAGTACTGGTTGGAACCAGCTATGGGAAGACAGATGATATTGCCTTCCTTCATTCTGTAACGTCTCTTACTTGAGTTGATAACTGTCATACCTGCTCTCATCATAGATAGAGCTTCTCCAAAGTCAAATGTCTCGTTCATAATCTTATAAATTAAAATTAAACAATCTTGTAGGATGATTCAACATATTCGTAAAGCTCATCCAATGTGCTTATAATTTCTTTACCCTCTTCGTCATAGGCTTTTATATCTGGGTCTCCGGCTTTCTCGTAAACCCACCACATAATCCAGTCTATGCCTTCGTCAGTATAGTTCTCCTTAAATATAGCCATAGCTATACATTCAGCATTACTGACTATATCACTATCAGCAATATCAATTCCCATTTCAGACAATTTGAAACATCTGGAGTTGATAGCTTCCAATGAATTTACTAATTCTATAAAGTTCCCTTTTACCATATTACACCTTTTAATTGTTCTTGAATTTCATTGATAGTCTCACTGTCATAACCTCTAAGAAGGTCTCTATAGAAATCAAATACAGTTTCATATAGCTGACTTTTATCCTCCTCTGATAGAGTATTCCCTACCAGAGAAGTTAATAAGTCTGCCACCTTGGCGCTTATAGATATTGAAGTTTTGTTAATCACAGATACATCAATGCATTAGATAGTATTTTAATTAACTCTGCATCAGAGAAATCATCTACATTTAATAGTGTTTCTCTAATAACAAAGATATCATCATCTGGTTGATAATGCTTTTGCATAATATCAATCACATCATCTTCATTCCTAATTAATGTACTTCTTTTATATGCAACGTCTGATTCGTCGCGATATTTAAAGAACTCCATTTTAGGTTCACCTTGCTGCCTATATACTACAATGTAATTCATACTTATTCATAGTCTCGGATGCACTTAAGTACTGGTTGTAATGGTCTGCCATCGTCAGAGTAGTAGAAATACTTGACAGTAGCCATTTTACCGATAAGTTCATCCATTCTGTCTAGATATTCATACTTAAGTTCTCTAGGTCCCATAGGCTTGGCTTCAAATTCCTTACCAGCCTGAGTCTTACATATGAACACCATATCTTCAGGACGTAATCCGTCACTATAGCCAACAATCTCGAACTCGTCGTCTTGATACATTTTGACTTTAATCATGGCATTAGTACGTCCTCCATAGTTATATGGTTTGTCTGGGTCTCTAATAACTATACCTTCAAACCCTTCGCTGACATATTTATCATGAAGCTTCTGAATGTTAGTCCACCCTACTACTTCCTCTTCTGGAACTATTCTGACTTTCAAGTCATCATCATTCCAATTAGCATTAGGGTCAAAATCCACAATTCCAAGTATAGGAGCTATTTCGTCAGATATATAATTCCACCTTTCCTGTGCTGTCATATTAGCATCCATAGTATCATAGATATAATATTCCAACTCATTACAGCGTGATTCTCCAGATTCTAATCTTGCTGTACCACTTATATACTGCAAGCTCCGACCATGAATGTAAAGTTCACCATCGAGAACCAAATCTGGCATCTTATTAAATAACTCTATCATCTTGGGATGTGTTCTTAAATGCACTGTAGAGGCATCATAATCACCACCTCCTCGACTGGCAGATACTATCTCTCCGTCCTTTAGATAGAAAGAACATCTAACACCGTCTATCTTACGAGAACCTAGCCAGTACTTGATTTTATCAAATACCTTAGTAGCTACCTCCTCGTATTTCTTGGCTTTCATATGCTTCTTAAACCCATTTGAATCAGTAACACCCTCACCTAGGTGTTCTTCAACAAATGCTGCAACTGCCTTCGCATCCTCTATGTTAACAGAGGATGGAAGTAGTTTATAGCCTTTATCTGTATACTTCTTTAGATGAGAATTGTACTCTAACTTGGCCTGTTCTGCAACAGTCCTTTTGGCTTTGCCTTGGAATATCCATATCTCTGGCTGCACAGTTACTTTGCCACCATACTGATAAGTCTTTCTTCTTATAACAAAGCCATGTTGAGCATCATCCCATTCGCAACTAATCTCGACTACTCTAGTTTTACCCTTGTTGTCTTTAGTTACTAATTTATCCATTTAAGATTTCAAGAGCCCTCATTGCACCTTCGATATAATCTGCGGCAATTGCTTCCACTGCATCACACACGCAAGATTTAGCATACTGTTCAGCGTCTTTCTCAATGGTTTCTACGAATTCTTCGTAATTCATAATTTGTTGTTTTATACGTCAGTGTCTAAATCATCTACAGTTAAAGGCTTATTACACTCTTGAATAAGGTTTCTAGCCAATTCATCCTGTTTAGCTTTCAATTCCTTAATCTTCTCCATAGTCTCACTCATCGCCTTCGCATGATTAGCATAGGCATTATTAAGTGTCTGGATTTCCAATCCTATGTCGGATATGGCTTTACTCTTCTCGATTACTTCTACTGTACTTATCATTTCTCACCGGTATGCCCAAATCCACCTTTACGTTCTGTTTCATCTAATCTAGCAACTTCTTCCCATTCAGCCTTAGCTACAGTTGTGAATACCAATTGAGCTATACGTTCTTTATCCTCAATCCATACTGCTTCATGTCCTTGATTAATAAGAATAACGTGTATTTCATTCCTATAATCTGCATCTACAGTGCCAGGTGTATTTAATACAGTAATTCCCTTCTTTAAAGCTAAGCCACTCCTAGGTCTTACTTGGCACTCATAAATAAACTCGCAATCTGAATCAGTAGTGGGGAGAGCAATCTTTAATCCAGTCGGAATAAGTGCTCTAGCTCCTGGGTCAAGACGCAGCATAGTTACTTTATTGCCGTCCATTTTAGGTGATGCAAACACAACTTCGCAATCACCATAAGCTTTAATAGGATTGTCAACTGTTACTCTACTGAAGTCTGCACGTATATCCATACCTGCTGACATAGGAGTTTCATACTGGGGAAGTTTGTTATCCGATAGATTAATTACTTGGACCTTCATTGAATTTGAATGAATAAATTGAGTTCTTAGTTTTGAATCTGTTGTTCTCCCAATCAATCTCAACTACGTTCGAGGTGCTAAACCACCTGTCTTCCGAACTAATGTGGAGCGGCAATCCCTCTCCAAATTGGCTAGTAATACCATACTCTGTATGACCTGAATCATACTTAGTATTATTAGTACCACTTATCTTAGTAATAGTTATAAATCCCTTCTTAGCATGTTCCATAAGATAACCAAATAACCACTTACGGATATATGGGACATTACACTCATCAGCTTCCGTATAGAAGGCTTTTATTAGTTTGTCGCCATCATACACTGCTAAGAAAGGATTCTCTCTAGCACTGCAACTACCTTTAATCTTAAATGCCTTCTTACGTTGTCTATAATGATTGACATCATAAGATTCAAGATTAATACAATAACCATCAACCTCCTTTAAGAAACCTTGGGTACTGTCAGGTTTAGTGCTATCGTAAACATACTTAAATGTTAGCATTCAACAATATAGTATTTAGGAAATAATATTCCATCTAGTTCCAGCTCTACTTCTTGAACAACATCAAATACATCAAATATGTCATTATAGTAAGCTGCTGCCATTTCCTCATCAGTGATTCTAGTAATGGCATTATCTATCGACTGGTCAGCTAATTTGTTAGCTAACATTCTACGATAGTTATCAACGATTCTACATGCCTCGTGTTCAGTTAATATGTAGAATATCTTACCATTTATATGATATTCATATATTCCTGGCCATATGCTCTCTTCCTCTGTACAAAGAGTGTATACTTCTGGCATGTCTAGTTTATAAGCTACCATGTATAATCGTTCTGGATGTTCAAATCCTCTACATAGAGCTTCGTTTACAAAATCTGAGTAATTCATAGGTATTAAGTCAATACATAAGCATCTGTTTTAGTTCTTGATAAAGATACATATTGAAGCTGTCGTAGTTCTAATAAGTCTCTATCCAACTTAAGATTACCGGTATCTACAAACACATTATTGTAAGAGCTGCCTTGACTCCTATGTGCTGTTATAGCGTATCCATAATCAAAAGTTTGTGGCTTAATTACTCTATTATCAAATAACAGTGGTACTGGGGTTGCAAAGGACTTAGTCATGTCAAAATACTTACCCCATAAATATCCAGATTTAGTTCTATTACCCCACCTTTTCGCCTGTATAGCATCTAGCCTTATAGACTCAATCTGTTGTGCCAAAGTTTGCAGGTAGTCTGGATTTATGTCTGTGGGGTCTATTATGAATACGTCTAATAGTCGTCTATCAACGCTATCATATAATCCCAATTCGAACCCTGGAAGTCTAGTAAAATGAGGTATATTCCTAGTGGTTCTTCTAATGCTTGTAATTATATAGTCTGAAGAGTTAAAGAACATTTCTCCATTATATTCAAAGTTCTCACAGCCGGTTAAAAACTCGAATTTATGATAAGGTTCGTTGTCATTGTATAGTATTCTGCGTATACAACCATTGAATCCTTTAACTCGCTTATTAGTATAAGCTATCAGCTTAGTATAATTTACATCATTATGTTTTATTCCATGATTAATCTTATTAGCCGCATCAACCATAAACTGCTTAGTGTCATTATAACAAATGAGAGAACCCTTCTCTCCCATTCGAGTTTCGAATTTAGATATAGGATTCTCTCTTAATGTTAATAATATTGGTGCTAATGCTGTATTCTCGTCTTGCCTAAATATCTTGGTTAGACGGACAACATTTTCATGACTAAACACTTTACTAAGACCTCCGTTCTTAACTGGAGCAATCTGTGCAACATCCCCTATAAATAAGATTTTGCACTGATGTGTTTCACAATAGTCTACAAGTAAATCATAAAGCTCATCACTAACCATAGATGCTTCATCAATGATTATTAGTCCTTTGTTTGGAATGTCTCCCATACCATCGGAATAGAACTTCAAGTCTTTATAGTCTAAATTAAATATATCCAGTTTAGGGGAAAGTGCTAGCAGTTTATGTAATGTAGTAGCTCTGTAGCCGGTAGCCATTTCAAGTACTGCTTTAGCTTTATGAGTAGGAGCACACAACTTAAAGAATCCACAACCTCTAGTACTATCTAGATATTGCACAAATTCATTCATAACAGCTGTCTTACCTACTCCTGCATAGCCAGTAAGAACTAATATCCTATCTGGACTATCTAAAAACCTAATCATTCTATCTATAGCATATAGCTGTTCGTCTGACCAAGCTATTGTACTCATAGTTCTCTATTCCAAAATCTAAAGGTAATATCCTTTAATTTAGGACCGTCATCAGTCATTATCGTTTTATATAATCTCTGATTGGTATTTGGATTATCAAGTGGTCCACATTCCTCTATGTAAGGTCCTAACTTGATGTAATCAAAATTGTACAAATCAATTTCATCTGCCAATGTAGCTCTACCACTATACCACCCAATCTTTATATCAAGTGGTACTGTTTGCTGCCATTCCATTTCTGTTTCGGCAGGAATGGTTACTTTGGGAAACCTAATTTCCTTATGAATAGTAAACTTATCAGCCGTTTTAGTGGTAGTTAACGTCCTTACTAATCCAGCATAGTGATTAATGAGCTTAGGGTCGTTATCGCCACCCATAAAGCAAATGGCAGTAATTCCCTTATTCTCATTAATAAGTTTCTCTATTCTAGTAATAGTCAGGACTTCCCCAACGTCTCCTGCCAAGTAAGAGCTATGACAGCCGTTGCAGTGACATGGACAATTGGATATGTTTATGGCTAGTGTAGTCTCATCAGGGATTTCCCTGAAGACTATATCGAAACCTACATATTTAAGCATGAGTATAAAATCTTCTACTAGCTTCCTCTTGCCTTGCTTGGCTAAAGTTACTAATACGTTTCAAATAACCAATAACTCTAGTAGCATAATCAATGTTCTTACTCCCACATTTTGGACATTCTTTGAGATATCTCTTATCAATATGTCCACAATCATTACAAATAGTATTCGGAATATTAAATGTGAAATAATTAGTACCATTGACTGCTGCCACTCTCAACAAGTTACGATACTGTTCCTTACTAAGATGTTCATCGAGATTCATATGCAATGCACTACCTCCGTCTAAGTATTGTACATATTCCTTGCCATGTAATTTGAACTTGTCAAGTACGGTAAGAGATGTGTCTTCAACAGCATAGAAATAACTATTATAACAATCTCTAGGAACTACATAACCTGCTTTCCTGTCCCAGTTAGCATGTTTAACCCCAAGGTTCTCTGCTGGTACAAATTCAGTATTAAACATCAGTTCTTTAGTTCTAGCCCTACGATTTTCATCACTGATAGTCTTAAGAATAGATTGCATAAACTCCCTATAAGTTGGATTATCATTAACTGGGATTCCTAAGAACTCCGCAGCCTCAATAACTCCATTAACACCTATAGTCAAATACTGCTTCTTCATATCAATGAATCCAGCTGTATATACAGTAAGCAACCCGTCTTTTAAATAGTCTTTAAGCAATTCATTATATGCTGTTTGGAACTTATGAACTTTCTTCACATTCTCACGCAAATACTCAATCATATCATATCCATTATTAACTGCATCCTGAACTAACCTATTGATATTTAAGGTCATTACTGACTTACTACCAGTAGCAATACCGCCAGCTCCAAGAGAGTAACTGAATTGATTATCAGTAACCTCATTACGGAGTCTGCAACAAGAAGATAAGGAATCAGGACTATCGGACATATAGGTAAAGAATGAATGCCCTTTGCTATACATCTCTGCTGTAAAGTCTGCATACTCTTCATCAACAACATCCTCTCCGTTAGTTAGAAGCGCCATAGTTTCAACAGGGAATGTAAGAATACACTTAGTACGTTCCTCATTAAACCACTTAGCAAATTTCTTCTGCAACCAACTAAGAGATTCCCATTGAGGTTGTGTGCCGTCTGGGAAATAGAACTCTCCAAAGATACCTTCAAAGTAGTTCTTATCAAAGTAACTGATATTCCAGAATACTGATTGGAAGTTACGAGCAGCTGCTGGCTGATTGATTGAGTATACAATCTGCTGGAACTTCTGCTCTAACGTCTTGTCAATATTTCTGTGTTTGTCAACCATTTCCTCTGGACGTTTCCAGTAATCATCACCCCACTCTTTACGAGCAAAGTAATCAAAGTACATCAGAAACTCTCCAGTGGCTACTGCACCTGCAAATTGAGAACTAATCGCAAATACCAGATTAACGAACATGCCACAGAAAGAATCCAGGTTCTTGGGTCTGGCAGACAAACCTCCAATTGGCTGTAACCCCTCCAATAGAAAGGGATACATAGTGATAGCCACGCAGTAGGGCATAATCGATGTTTCATCATGCTTATAAAGTAAATGTTGTTCCAGCATACGGATATATTCCTTAGCTAGCTCCTCTCCATATAACTCTCTGATTTTATCAGTAAGAATTGCACGATTTACCTTAATAACATCACCTTTGAACAATTCTCCATTTAAGGTTACAATGTTCTTTTCGGTAACGTTAGCATTAGCATCATATTTACTACCAGTTGCAGCATTCTTGGCTTTAGCATAGTCTTTAATGAATTGTTTCTTCTCATTTAAGGCTCTACTTTCGGCTCTTTTACGCCTATACAAGATGAATGCCTTGGCAACATCATAATAATCACATGCCATAAGAGCTTTCTCTAACTGGTCTTGAAGCTCCTCAACTGAAACTATGTTGTTAATATACAACTCATCTTTAATATCCTGAAGAATATCAGAATCAATTGGTTCGTTAACAGCGTTAAATGCCTTAGTAATTGCAGCATCAATCTTATTAACGTCGAAAGGTTCTACTTTTTTGTCTCTCTTAATTACTAACATTAATTAGAAGTTTAATATGTTTCTTAGTAATAGAGTCTTCTCTGCTCTATTCATCAAATCTTTACCCTTGTCATTACTAATTAGCTGCGTAAATGCATTGTACACAGTAAACATATCCACCTCATTACCCACTCCAATATAATATGAAGAATCTGGGTCCTCAAACATAGAACTATACGCCTTAGTAACAAGGTCTGTTCCTATCTTGACATCTCCATAACCTACATTATAAACCATATGCATAGCATTTCTTTGCCACTTGCCTAGATTTAGACTTACTAAGTCATCTTCTGCCTTCCATGTAGTATTATGAAGATTCTCCAACATCAGCTTTATATCAGAAGTTTGACTTAATAAATGCTCTACAGCTTTATAATTCAAGGCTTCTTCAGGATTAACCGGTTGCATTTGGAGAAATTCTGGGTCAAATACACAGAGATTTGTACATGCTCTGTTAAGTGCTCCCCTATAAATCTTGGCTACTGGCTTACGAACATCTAATCCATAAACCATGCCAATAACTTCATCATGATTGTCAAAGCTGCAATTCTCTGGCATTACAGCTTGAATCAATACACGATTATATGTAATATCATCTGCATTAACATCTCCATCGACTGTCCTGGTAACCTGTTTAGGTAACTCTACTTCAACTATAAAGTCTTTAGTAAACTTGGACATTCTTTCAATAAAAGGCTCTACATAAGCAGCAGTTGGTAAATATGCTCTCTTACCTATTCTAGTAGCCTTACCATTCATGAGTTGGTCAATACTTATTTGCATTTAATTACAAGTAATATATAGTCATTGTTTCTAACAACTTGACTGCTTCCGCGAACTTAGCTATAATTCTAACAGCTGCTCCGTTGCCTCCTGCTAATATTTCAGAAGCAACTAGTTCTTTCATTGTTAACTTTCCCTTGGATGCCCTGTATAATGCCAGTGCGTTGCGCAACGCATTAGTGTTATATATTCTACCTTCGTTCTTCTCCAGAAGCTCAAGATACGGATATAATACAGAATAACCTATTGGTTTGAAATCTTCTCCATAGAATACTTCCCCGTTAAACTTTATTACCCTAACCTTTCTATTAGTGAAGACACTTGAAAATAAACCAACAGACAAATCCAAGTAGTTAGCCGGTCTAAATTTCTCTAATTGAGTTTTGATTTTACCTTTAAGGTAATACACTTCGTCTTCTAACACTACTATAGTACCACCATCTTCACAAGGAAACTCTTTCTTAGAGGATATCTCATCTTTAGAGTGTATATCGTCTAGAAGAGAATTAGCACGCTGATTTATAGATTTAGTCTCTTCCTTACCAATAATTGGAATCTTTCCGATAGAGGTATCTATAGCTTTAGAGCAATCAATTTCTATGGTTAAACATTTCCTAAATTCCGATTCGGCTGCCTTCTGCTTAAGTCTGGCTTCCTGTAACAGACTGGTTAGTCTGTCTACTTCTAGAGTGCACTCCTTATACTTGGAAGCAGAATCTGTTACATGTTGGGCAAATTCCGGTGTTAAATCCATAAATTATAGTTTATTGTAACACGATACGACCATCTGTAACGTTCTTTCCATCTACAATACTATAATCACAACATGCAAGCGTATTTCCAAAGTTCTTGTGAATCCATTCAGAACTTCCAAACAATGAACCAACTGACTTATAGGTAAATCTTCTACCGTAAGTGGTAGCTGACTGATGCAAATCTCCTTTTACAAAGACTACATTACCAGCGATGCCCTTATTGTCTAAATATTCATTGATGAAATTCTCTGTCTTCACGTCAAGAGTTAATGGTAGATTCTTAAACATGTCTTTATTATCTTTACCATGACACATTACATAGGTAGTCTCGTTAAGAGTAAACTCTCCTATAAATTTGTCAAATACTTGACATTTAACGTCAAACTGTTCTAATACAGCAGCTAATGCCAAATTAGCAGCATAACCAAAATCACCGTCATGATTGGACTCTCCAACACAATAATAGTACATATTAGTATGCTTTACATTCTCTATCAGAGATTTAACAAAGCTAGTCATTAACTTAATATAAGTTTGCAATTGCTCCTTATTACTCATGTTTTGAGCTAGTTCATGACCACCTCTTGTAGTTTGTCCATTATATCCGTCAAGGGAATCTCCAAGATTACAAATGACTATATTCTCAAACCCACCACCAATGTAATAAGCTTCAGTATATACTCTCTTTATAATCATGTCAAATCTCTTCTTCATTTCTTCTTCGTTATAAGGATTCTGATAAATAGATAAAGGAGACACTGCGGCTCCAGTATGAATATCAGACAACCATATGATTAGGTCTTTACCGTTAGAGATTGTCGGCATACGTCCCCAGTCATACAGATTATTGAAGTCTAGCCCTTCTATAAGAGCTTTGCCGTCAGCTATTTTAGCTTTCAGTTCGGCATTCTCCATGGCATACTTCTTAAGTAGTCGCTCGTTATTCTTGATGCGTTCTGCTTCTATGCCTCTTAGGAAGTCATTCTCCTTCTCCCTTAGTTGCATATCTTTAAGCTCATCAATAGTATTCTCCTCAATAACATGAGGGGCGAATGGCGCTGCGGCTTTAGTAATGTTGAAGACCTTAAGAATCTTCTTAAACTCCTCTAAAGAATATTCAGGGAAGCTACGACTTACTTCTCTTTGTGTTATGGACGAACCATAATAAGAGTAAAGTCTATGAATCATATTCATTTCATCCCTAGTAAGACTGCCAGTAAATGGTGCTTTGTCTCTTAGCGGGATAGTGAATTGATACTTAACAATCTTACCTTCATCATTTCTGACCAATGTAATCTTGCCCGTACTAGTTTCCTCCTCTTCAGAAGATGTCACTTCTTCCGATTTAGAACGACGTATAATACCTCTCTTGCTAACCTTGTCATACAGACTCATTATCTTGTCGTAGGATTCCTTGTCGATACTGCCATCAGCTATATCTTTGTTTACTACTTGCTTCTTTACCCAGAAGTAATTCTGTGGAAGACCTACTTGTTCTGCATACGCATTTAAACTAATGTTCTGTTTTAAAACTTCTTGTAAGTGATTGATTAGCTTGGTAATTGTTGTTTCTCTCATTTCTGAGTTAAAATTAGATAGCCTTTCGGCACTTATATAAAATCTAATCTCTTTTAGTTATGCGCATCTGAATAAAAAGAAAAGGGACTACCTTATTCACATAAGATAATCCCTTTGATATTTAAAGTCAATAGAAGTTAAGTTTATCCTTCGACCCCAAAGCAGATGTATGTACCCATCTTAGCTGATTTTGACGGAGTGTGTTTTACTTCAAAAGCACCGTCTTCGCCTTCAACTACAGCCTTGATGTACTTGCAATAGATATCGCCAGTATAACCTTTCTTAGTGTAAAGTTCTTTAGCGATTTCTTTGGCTTTAGTTTTAGTTTCAAAGTTCAAGAACAACACTTCACCAGTTGCAGGATTGATTCCCTGATAGCCAGTCTTGTATTTACGTTTACCTTTCTCGTTCTTGATGTCACGCATAGTGTAAGGACGTTCACGAGTATCAGCAGAACCTGCTTCAAATGTGATAGAACATCCGATGCCAGCAGCAAACTTAGTATGCTTAGCCAGATACTCTGCTTCAAATTCTTTCAAAGCTTTCTCTGAAATAGGTTTACCAGCTGTCTTCCATGCCTGAGTTGCATCACGAATTACTTGGAAAGGTGCTTGTGCGATTGCTTCTTGTTTAGTATAACCTTTTACTTCTACGTTCTTAAAATTTACTTGGTTTGTCATAATTAATTGGAATTTAAACATTAGTTCATTGTCATATCTCTTTGTTATTGTATTACAAAGGTACTGCTTTAATAGTAAACTACCAAACAGTTCTAATGCAAAATAATCTAAATTTAATTCTATTAATCTGACTCTCCTTCGAGAGGAAAGCGTTACAAAGATACTACATTTCTTGTAACTACACAAGTAAATTGCCAACAATTAGTGAGTTAATAAGATTTAACTATTATCGTTTGGCGGAAAGCAAAATTCATTTTTAGTCATTTGCTTCCATGTGTCTCGACTTTCCTCGTAGAACTTGTCCACGATTTCGTCAGAGCGTTTCTCTATTAATCCTGCTGCCCATAACAGCTGGTGGAAACGCATATCGGGATGTTTCCTGGCTAATACTTCCAAACTATGAATTATAGCCATGTTATTCAAATATCTGTCATGTACCATAATTAAAATGGCGTTTCTGGCGTAGTAGGTTCCCAAGGAAGCTCTTTATCAAGAATTTCATTAATCTTAGCAACCATATCTTTAGCCGATTTTAAATCAAATGTCAAGAACTCGGTAGTGTTTCTCATAAAATCATCACATATAACTGCGAGACCTTTAAGAAGACCCTCCGAATTATGACTTTCTTTGCCCTGTCTAATCTTCTGGATTACTTGCCAAGTAGTTGCGTTAGGAGTTTTGTTTCTAGCTTGCTTAGTAAGAAAGCATATTAGTGATATTAAAGCAAACTTAGTCCCTATATCACAGGCCAGACATCCTAAACTGAAGTACTGCTTGTAATATTCCTTCAAATCATTCATAGTAGGCTCATAGTATTCCATCAGCATCGTATCCATAAAGCTCGTAATATGCTACACGCCTCAACAACGTAGTAAATTCAGTAAAACCCGACAACATATGACCATTATTAACAGGAAACACTCCAGACCTAAAATCCGGAACTGTTGATACCACTAACATATTAGCCTTAAGTGTGGGTTTTGCCTTATATTCATTCTCTATGTACAATTTCAGCATCCACATATACATAGCCATTTGTCTCGCATAGTGATACTTATCAAAGCTTTCATGAAACTTAGTGAGATAATGTCCACTAGTCTTTAAGTCATTGAGAACTAATTCATTCGACTCTGGACTATATGTGAAATTATCCAACTTAGCTTTCAGTTTGAGAACCTTACTAAGACCATTATGCTCAACAAGCACATCTATTAATAGTGCAGACTCATTCTTGGAGATTGGCTTCTCTAATAAATAGTCTGGATTCAATAAGGATTGTATTTGTGGATTACATTCAACTGATACAATACATTCTCGTAGTTTGTCTCTAGATTTAGCATCAAGATAAATTGGAACCTTGTCTGCAACATATTTGCTGCCCCACTCATATGCTGTACGTTGAGCATAATAGTTCTCGCATTTGATGCGTAAGGCATCCATTTTATCTTCATCCATTTTACCTTTATAATAGTTAATCTTGTCAGATGCTGCTACTATCTCATCCTTAGTAACAACACCATTAGCTATAAATAAAGGATACAGCTCATCAGCCATGAATCCAGCTTTAGCTGTTGGTCTATCTACAGACTCTATAAGAATAAAAGACTCTGGTTGCAGTACTAGTTCATGTACTGCTGAACCAAAGTACAGCGAATCGGAGTATCTTCCATCAGCACCCAGTCCCGCTAAATAAGCTTCTGGGCTACCTCCTTGTTCTGGGTTTATAAGCTTCAATCTAGAATTACTAATGTAATCAGAATAAGCTTCACTGAAATACTCCTCATCACTTATCTCAAGGAACTTGATAGTTTCAATTAGTGGTGTAATTTTAATGTCTTTAAGCATAACTCCTCATGAATTGATAAGTATCTATAATCTCATCTTTACATAAGGAGAATACTTTAAACATAGGAAAGTCAATAGTCCTTTCTGTATGCATTAATAATGCAGGCAGTCCAGAACGTTGACATTTTAGTACGTTACTTAAAGAATCGTCAATAAAGACATCCACTTTACCTTTAATCATATCAGCCTTATTACCGTGTTGGTAATACATTTGATAGACTGGTCTATCTGGGAATCCATTTCGTCTTAGCCATTCTTTAGTCCAAGTTTTATTGTTTACACGTTTAGTGCAATATAATTCCGGAACAAAATCAGGTCTGTTAACTACTTTGAGATTTAACCAGAAGTCTCTGTCCTTACTAAGAATACGTTGTACATTCCTAGTAATCATGCTATCTTCAAGCATACGTGGATTACTAGCTGTATCGAAGTACTCACAGTAAGCACCCCAAAAGTCAGCCAGACAATCGTCAATATCTAAACCTATTCTAAACATTCATTGTCATCTTGTACGACTAGAACTCCTCTATATCGTATATGTCACCAATAATTATCTCTTTGTCTTTAGCCATAGTACTTGCCAACTCATCATAATCACCTGGAGGGTCTATGTCATAATCTGTAATGAATAAGTCAATAAACTTATCCTCAGCTTCTGTAAAGCTTCTAGCTCTTACCTTCTCTAGCCATAAATCACCGTCGTCCAGACTATAACAAGGCAGAATATAAGTGTTCATCAGCAGATATAATAATTAAATGATTCAAGATTTAGTAAGTCAAGATGTGAATATATCAAATTTGCCATAGGATATTCTAATCAAGCATTACTAAACAAAGAAAGCCACAGATTACTCCGCAGCCTTCTTAATAAGTTCGTAAAAGAAATCTTTACTCATCATAACGTATTCTCCGTCAGAGCCCATGTTTACTCCCTTGTCAATCTGCTTGTTCCAGATTATTACTAAGGGTCTGTCTTTACGACCACATGTTTTGATAATTTCAGCAATAGACGGTGTGTTCTTAGTACATTTACATTGCACATAACATGGTAACTTGTCCTCGGTTTCGGCTATGTCAATTTTAGCATCATCCAGATTCTTGGACTCACTGCGGGATGACTTTAGACCTTTATAACCAAGTCCTATCAATTCCTTAATAATCTTAAGTTCATAATTATTACCCTTACGTTTAGCATATGCACCGTTACGTTTCTTCTTCGGTTTTACTTCTTCAGTGTTCTCCATGCCTCTTCGATTAAATTAAGTGTCTTCTCTCTACCATATTTAGCATGAAAGTCAGATATATCTTTAGCTCCATAAGACCTAGGAATGAAGATGCAGTCTATGTTAAACTTCTTTCTTATCTGGTTCATGTTATGAATGCCAGGCAAGTCGTTATCATAGAATACAACTATCTTCTTAAATCTTTTACTCAACTTCTCGAATTGAGATTCAGTTAAGAATAAATTCTCTGAATTAGGAGCTATTGCAGTAATTCCTAAAGAATATAGACACATAACGTCTTTCATACTCTTAGTAACTACTAACAAATCGCCTTCTGCCGGGAGCTGATGTGCTCCCTGTAACATGATAGACTTCCAGTTAGATAGAAACCGTGTAGTTCCTCTTTCTCTAAATGGAAAGTAGATTCTCCATAACTCAACTCCTTTATCGTTTTTACCACGATAATAGCCAAACATGGGATTCTGTGGACCAGTAGTGGCATAATAACTACCATTTAAATAGATAGCCTTGCAAGAATAGACTCTGAATCTCTTCAGAATCTCCTTAGTAATGCCATATTGTGCCCACCACTGTAGTTCAGATTCAGTGAACTCTTGTACATCAGCTCTTATAATCGCAGGTCCGTCGTCCTTAAATTCAGACTTACTTGCAATTACAGGCTTATTGTTCTTAGGTAATGTTTTATGGGTTATATAACCAAAGTCATTAGCAATTATCTGCAATGCTTTATAATAAGTACAACTATACTTATACATAACCACACTAATGAAATTACCATAGAACTGTCCGCTGAAGTCATTGAATATGATGTCTCCAGACGCATTCCTATAAAAGGAACACGTAGGAGAATTATCATTTCTCAACGGAGATTTAAACAACCCTTTCTTAACTGGGATTCCTAGATAATACTCAAGATAAGTTTCCTGAGTCTGCCTTTCAAGTAAATACTTCTTAGTAATTTTAGGTTCATATTCCAATACCATATTATTTCAATGTTTAATGTTTGAACCTCAAATTTACTAATTAATTATTACACTTCAAAGTCAAGGTCTGCGTTATCTGTGGCTGCATCATTAGATGCTGCAAAATCGTCAGAACTTGTACCAGGCATATCAGTAGGGCCGTTACTCTTCTGTTTATTCATCTGACTGATTTCATAGTCAGAGAAGAATACTTTGTCTCCTAACCAGTTGTTAGAGATATATGCATCACCTGCTTTACTGATATTGACGAAATAAGGCAGACAAGGTTCGCCTTTCTTATTGGCAATCAGCTTCAGATTAGTATGCTTATTAACTGCATCCTTAGTGATGTCGGCAAATGTCTTTACCAATTTCTCAAACTCTTCCGGAAGGGCAAAAGTTTTAGTCTTAAATGCTTCATATTTCTTAGGAGCAAGTTGCTCTCCAATATGAGCTAACATAAATTTAAACTTCTCAAAGTTGGACGGACTTTCACGTTCAACTCCATTGTTAGAGCTTACTTGTCTTACATCATCCCCCTCTTTAGGACAGAATACTGTTTCTTCATAAACACCATTCTCATTCTCGAATGAAATTCTCATGGTTTTGTACACTGCGTCAGGGTCTTTCTTACCCTTAAACTCATTAAATGTTATTCCCTTGAAGATAACATCGTGGATTTCCCATGGTTTCAGTCTTGGTTTAATAGATGATGTACCGTTCGTGTTTGTTAAGTTGAAATTCATTGACATAGTTTATAAGTATTAAAGTTCAAAAGTTAATGGGTCAATCTCTTTAGCTGACTCATCTCCAATCTCTGTGTCTAACGGCAAATCAATGTTGTCGCTTTCATCTTCCAATACTTCTATGTTATCTACTTCAGGCTCTTCCGGCCTTTCAGCATTACCAACTAATACGAAGAGGTCGTCTTGACCTTTCATCGTAGTTACTGTAAATGTATCTCCATACTGACGTAGCATGTCATTAGCTTTACCTCTACAGCTGACAGACAGACTCTTAGTAAGTTTGTTTCCACCTTTGGTTCCAAAGGCTTCATCAGTTCCTATAACGGGGAAAGTGATTCCGTCAATTTTCTGATATTTAATACTAAGTCTATCTTCCCAAGCAACTCCCATTAATTGGGCAGCTGCTTTATTAAGTATGTACTTGTTAGGGTCTAGGGTAATTTGCGGTTCAGATGTTTCTGGAACCTCTTCCTTGACTGTTCTAGTCTTTACTTCCTCTTTGACAATCTCCTGCTTTAGAGATTTATACTCTCCAGTAGCTGGGTCAAAGTCCAAAGTTAACAGCATTTTAACTATCATTCTCCGTATTCAAATTTATTGATTGTGTCAATCACCATCTTCATATTAGGTTCAACATATAAATCAGGGAAACATCCTGCGGTACTTCTACAAGTATCTGGACCAAGTGACCTTGTTCTGAATTTATAGACAACCTCTTCATCATTTACAATCTTCTCTGCATACAGCAAATAATTAAACAGTCCATCTATATTAACAGACCTATCCAACATCTTTCCAGTAGTAAATAACTTATATTTAGGGTCATAGTCGTTACCGTCATTTACAATATGAGATATGAACACTACAATTAAATCCTCTCTAAGGGTCATAGCCTTCATTATTAAATCATAATAGTGCTTCGCAAAGTCAATATGCTTGTCATATCCTTTCTCTGCACTTCTAGACATCACCTCTTGTGAAAGAAGATAATTACTATCATCAATTACTAAGACCTTAATCTCCGGCATTTTAACATTAACTACATTCATGATGTTCATCACTTTGGCAAATTCATTACTGAAATACCAATTTCCAACATAGTTCTTGTCTTTGTCCTGAGTTAGCTTCTTGTAATTCTTCCTAAATCCTGGAATTGATAATTGTTTAGGAGTACAGCTAATAATAAATGTCTCCTTTGGGTTTAAATACTGTAGGGAACTAGACTTACCACTTCCCGAAAATCCTCCAAGTCCTATAATTTGGCTCATTAAATCATAATGTTATGGTTACGCGTAAATCATCTTTCTTAGTTCGCTCTATCTCGACTTCACTGTCTGGGAAATCACTAATAGTCCAATCTGGATTCTTATACTTGTCATAATCATTGATTTCAGATGCAGACGGGAGCTCTTTAAAGATACCACACCGACCATAAAATCCTACACCAATGGCTACGTCAGACGCACCAAATCTATTCTTAAGAACCAATAATGACCTGAAACCATCCTTTAGCTCTTTAATGCAATATCCTCTATATGTAGACAATTTGCTTCTAAATGGATTAAATAATACCAATACTACATTGGCATCTTCACTCGGAGAACCACTCTCTTTTAAATCTGACAAATCAGGTTCTTGCAAGCCTTGTTTTAGTCGTTCTGCATTATTAGCATTTCTGTTAAACTGCATAATATTGATTGGAGATATCTTACATTTACTTCTAAATGAGACACCATATGCTGATATGGTATCAATCTCCTCCTTCTTGCTCCGACCTGACTGCGGTCTTACTAGACCTAAGTGGTCAGTAATTACTGCGATAATTTGTTTCGGATTATTAAGTTCATAAGTATCTTCATCAACAAAGGTTCCAAATTTCTTTAAATCCTCTATGATTAGAGACTTATACTTCTCTGAATTAAGAGTACCATCATGTATTATTAATCTGTCCTCTATAGATTCTAGCCATGGAATACATTCCTGTACTAACTCATAATCCTCATCAGAGAGTATAGAGTCCTTGCCTCTAGACAATAATTCTTTAAAAGATATTTGTTTACCATAAGTCTCATATATATGAAGAGATAGCAATTTAGCAAGTAACTGCTCGGCACTCATCTCCAAAGAGAATATAATAAACTGAACATCCTTATCAGAATCAGAGTCCAGTAGAGCCTTATATATAAAGGAGTGAAGCACGAAACTAGTCTTACCATTACCAGTTCCTGCTGCAATTAGGTAATAGGTCTCTTGAGTTAATCCGTCAATTATATGCTCCAGCTTAGGCATTCCCAGTGATAATCCTTGATTGTCACCTTCTCTACCTCTTTTGATAAGTTCGATTAGTCTACTAGTATATGTCATAGTTCCGTCATAGTATCAAATACTAATTCTTCATATGTTCCATCTTTAAACTTCTCGATGCCTTCCCAAGCCTTAGACATTATAAAGTCAGCAATATTGACATTTATCAGATTACATTTATTCTGCTTAGCCCAATTGACTAACTCTATTACTCTTTTATGATTCTCAAGTTTCCACCCTATATTCTTGCCATATCTAAAGAACATATCTTCTAAAGTGTTAAACTTCTTAGACCAGTTCTTTAAGCTATACTCCCTGCCATTAATAATGACAATATCTGGGTATGCTTCCCAGAACTCTCCTCCTAGGTCTCCGGAATACTTTCTATAATTCTTAATGAAGTTCTCATTAAAGATTACAGATTCGGGGTCAAACGTCTGACCCTCCGCGGGAATTTCATACTTCTTAGTAATGATTCCCTTCGCCTGTAGACTTAATAATACGTCTCTAAGGCGGGTTTTAGTTATTGGCATTCCCAGATATCGGATGAGGGAGTCTTTATGTCCCTCTTCTGGTTGTGCCAAGAATAGCAACTCAATCATTAACAACTCCTCAGCAGTAAGCCTATACTGCTCCATTATTAACAACTGATTCTCTATTGTTAAACTTAATTTCTCCAAGCGTATTGATTAATAAGTAAATAACTTACTAATCTATCAGCTGTGATACTTTGTTATTCTGATTTCTCAGTGTCCTCAATCACATAAGCTTCGCCTGCTACTTCGTAAGGAGCTATAAACTCTTTAAAGAGTTCTGTCTGCCTTGCTACCATAGCCTTGACGTCATAGATTCCACCTTCAAATTCAATTTCACCGTTTTCGTTGACGCCACTAGCATGAATGATACTATCAAACGTGTTAGTAAGCATCACAAGTTCAAGCAATCTTTCAGTTGTCATGTAATTTTAACCGTTAAGGATTACAAAGATACGATAATCTTGTTACATTTCAAAACGAATCTACTTAAATTTCAGGCTCGTAATAAGACTCTGCACATCTAGAGGGCTACGCTCTAAATGCACAGACATCATGCAAATACGATGCTCTGAATGCTTCTCTAACAGCTCTAATAGCTTAACAGCATCAACATCAGTAGATACTGTTGAAGTTCTATCAGGCTGCCCTTCAGCACCTATGTTGCAATATAACACTCTAAACATTAGAACCTAAATATCATTTTAGTTTCTTTGTTCTTCTTAGGAGTAAATTCTCGCCCTTCTAGTAGATTTAATAAATCAGAATCGGCTATAGTAATATAATCCTTACTACCAGTACTCTTGCGAAACCATTCTTCTTCAACAGTTCCCTTGATTACTAAAGTAAAGACTTCCGCTACTTTATTCTCTGCCTTTCTAATAACTCTACCTATTCTTTGCGTTTTAGACGTAGGACTGGAATCATATCCAAGAATAACGGCTACTGACAGTCCTGGTATGTCAGCTCCCTCATCTAACATCTTAGAAGTATTAAGTACCCCCACAGATGCTGATTTAAACTCCTCTAAAGTCATCCTTCCCTTCTTCTTAGTTTCTTTACTAGATAGTACCTTACCATACTTGATTTGTTCAGCAATCTTGATTGTCTTACTGAAAGTAATACATTTCTTGTCCTGCCTATGCTCAAGTATCATATTTGTAAGTTCTATCTTTTTAGGATGTTCATAAATGAACTTCTTCCTTGCTTGCAAAGTCCTATTGAAACCCATAGCATGAATTAGAATGGTCTTATCAAGAGCTTTCCATTCATCTGGTTTCTTGTCAAAGTCGGGAAGCATAGTTTTAGCTAGCTCAATTCTCTTCTGCCATTTAGTAGCACAAGCCATAGCAAGTGTAAAGTCATGACCAAAGAATGCGAAATGCTCATAGAACTCTCTGTTTAACTCATAGTATTTGTCTAGATTGTCTACTTCTACCATAACCTTATATTCCCTATAGGGAGATAGCCAGCCTCTAGCAGTAGCTTCACTAACATCTACTCTATCAACTACTGGACAATACTTCTTGATATAGCTATCCTTACCGTCTAGTCGTTCCATAGTTGCAGTTAAGCCTAAAATTATTTTATACTTGACTACTTCAAATACCTTTCCAAATAAATCAGAAGCATACTTATGACATTCGTCAAGTACTAGCAAATCACATGTCCACTCATGTTTCACAACAGAGTTTATTATTAGTACCTCGTACACCATTGGGACTTGCTGCTCTGTTAAATCACTAAGCCATTGTCTCTGTAGTGCATCAGTAGGTACTACTATTATAATTCTTCTACCAGGATTCTTAGCCAAGAATCTTTTCATACACATAATGGCAGTTCTAGTCTTACCGAAACCGGTACAATAGACTAAAGAACCACGCAACTTATTATCTACCCAACGTTGAACACCAATTGCTTGGCGTTCATCTCTGCTTACGTTTCCGAATAAGTCTGCCACTTGTTATAGGCTAAGCCCTTAATTAATAACTCATTTGAATCTATTACCTTGAACCCTGTTATTTAATATTAGTAAATTCTCACAAGTTACGTTAAGTAGCTTATACCTACTACATAGTAATCTGGATTAACTGTGGTCAGCATCCAGAGCACATTATAAAGTATAGCCTTTAGCATCACATACTAATTTAATTTGGTTCTTGCGAGTTTCCCACTGAGATATATGGAACTTCACTTCATCTTCCAAAGAATACAAGATTCTATTTCTAAGAACCTTTAATTGGTCAGTAGTTAGTTCTGTATACTTCTTACTCTTCAAATTAACCATAGAACGAAGCTGTGAATAGCTAAGTCCTTTAGGAGTAACATAAAGAGGCATTGTGGGCTTCAGACCTAGTCTTTCCTTCGCCACTTCAATCTTATCTCTTATCTGACCTGTCTTAGGGTCTTTCTCCACTAAGTCCTTGCTCTCTTGAGCAGTGAACCATAGACCTTGCTTGAGAATAAATGTAAGAGTAATGTGTTGTTTGTTGAACTTTCCCAGTCTGTCCAAACAACCTTCGCGTACTGTCTCTGTTGGAATATCTCCAAACTCTTTAGGACAGCCGCACATAGTTCCTTCGATTGGATACTCTTTCGGGTCTATACCGTCCTTATTAATATCCAAGAAAGAGACTAACGCCTCTAGGAACTTAAACCTTGGCATATGCTGCTCCTGTTCTAACCAGCGCAAGAACAATTCTGCGTTACAACGCTGACGCTGGTCTTTAATAATGTCCAATAGAACATAACGACCAGGATAGTCCTTGTTAGTATTATAGAGCATAGAATCACAATGAGCATAGAAATTACGAAGTTCTTCTTCAGTACAATCAACCAAGCGTTTCTCCTCTTGTACTAAAGCTCCATTTACTTCTTGCTTACGACCCTTCCAAATGAAAGAGTTGATGTCATTATTCTTTCTATCGATAGCTGATACCAATTTCTCTCTGAACATAGATATATCATATTAATTTTAGATAATGGTCTAATCTCGTTAATTTAGATAATCTTTTACAGTATAATCTCACCTTCTGGTGGTTTCTCATAAACAAAGTCTTCGAAATATATATCGGTATATTTATACTTCTCAAAGGAGTCAGTGATGGGATTATACCATGTGTCTTCCCCTGCATATACTTCCTTACATTTCAAATACCCGATGTCACCAACTCTTAAGAATGGACCTTCCCAGTTAGGACATCGGGTACACATTTTATATGTGCCGTTTGACAAATCTTTGAATGCATAGACTATATAACCACCAGCATCTTCCTTACTAGCTAGTAATTCAACGCGTATGGTATATTGAATCATCATTCCGAGCCCACCAGCTCATTTTGTCGTTTATTAACCCCACCGTCTTTATAATGCACACAACCATACTTGGCGAAATCACAAACACTGTGCTCAATACCTCTGAAACAGGGATATCTAGAACAGTCTTTGCAAGTTCTCTCGGGGTATTTGTACTTTACTCCATCTTTGTCCTTATCAAAACTGTCAGATAGTTTGTTCGCCATGTTCCGAATAGTAGTTTGCCAAGAATTTGCTATTTAATCAGTAAGGCTAATAAGCCTACACTAATAGCAAATCCTCCTATTGACAATGTAGTTAATCTCTTGTTCTTTTTGTTCATCTTAGCTATCTGCTTCTGTTGCTTACCAATAGCTTCATCATACATCTGCATTTGCAATTCTGCTCGTGCTAGTTGTTGAAGTCTTATACTATCAGTTTTAGCGTAGTTAGCAGTTAGTAATTCATAAGATGCAAGCTGCTTATTGAGTTCAAATCTCTCCAGCTTAAGCTTCTTATGCTCCAGAAATATAAGGTTACTAGCCTTTAATTGCTGTGGAGTAATCACAACTAAAGAGTCATCTACCAGCTTGGGATACATATTCTGCGAAGAAAGATGCATCAGCGGCAATAGACTGATTAGTAATATCAATAAGCTCCTTTTCATACCAATTATTAATAGTGTCTATCTTACCTTTGGAATTAGTAATGACACTAATTAGACTGTCGTTAGTAATTTCTAACTTCCTTACTTCCTTATTGAGCGAGTCTATAGCTTGCTCATATTTAGTGTTGTCAGGAATAACTACTGTGTTTCTATCCTTGCAAGCCCATGCTATACCAAGGCATATAGCAGCAGCAATCACACCTCCAACGAAAGCATCCTTAAATTTCATTTCTGAGACTGATAGTAGTTATAGATATCATAGATAACATCCACTCTATCATTCTTAGAAGTTAACAAGGTATCCAAGCATGTACGTTCTTCATCAGATAGTGATGCTTCTAGTTCGACCATTTTACGTCCTTCTTCATAGATAGCCTTAGCTGTATCGTATCCTTTCAGATACTTGCCAGGACATTGTTTGAAGAATGCTACTTCCTGGTCAAGAAGAGCATTAACTACACCACGGTTAATCAATCCGGGGTCAGTGCTGTACAGAGCATGGTTATGCAGTTTACGAGCCTTACCTAGGGCTATTTGAACTCCCATATTCTCATCAAACTCATCTTCTGGTTGACATACAGACACGCCAATGGACAGACATTTATCACTTAAGAGTGCATCTTCATCCCAGTTCTCTGTATCTGGGTCAATTTCAGCACATACTTCCTGTGACAATGCAACCATTACGAACTTACGTTCCATGCCAGTAAAATCAACAAAACTGTCAACTCTATACTCAACTCTTTCTTTCATAAACTTGTAGATTAAATGTTTCTAAATGTAATCTCTTTAGATAAGTTAATCTGATTTTAGGCAATTACTTGCGACCTAGACCATTATAGAAATCAAGTATTGCATTCTCTTTACGAAGCCAAGTAGCCTGCTCTCTAGCCATATCAAGAATAGTACGACTAATAGATTCTTCCTCTACTTGCTCTTTAACTAACATACCTTCATCCTCATCCTCTCCATTCAACCATTGGAATGTAGCCCAATCACTTTCTTTCTGAGCCTGGTCTACAATCTTATTAATACCACGAGTAGTCTCAATCTCCCTATCTACTGTAGCAGCAAAGGGCATGACTCTATCAGTGATTTCAACATTAATGGCTGGAACGGGCGGATATTGGAATAGAGCATCGTTAGTGGTTAGATATTCAAATATCCAAGAATGATGCAAATATTCTTCCCTGGCACGACCTCTCCAGTAAATACCTAGCTTTGGTAATCCCTCTACCTCAAAGTAGTTAGCAAAGGTCATATACAGAGCATGGTTAGCAAGTTCGGCTGACATCTGTTTTACCAACATCTCAACCATTACAGTTGATAGTGGGCAAACACGTCTAGACTTATCAATCACCTGCTCCGTATACTTCATAGTAGGTTCAGCGCCTACGGTTTGAACTCCTTCGCTTGTCTTCTCCTGTATTGGATTTCCGTCTTTGTCTAGCATTCTCACGTTCTAACACTTTAAAATTGTTGTTCATTAAATAATCTAGGGGAGCTGCTAGCCAAGTAATATACTTAGCACATGTAATCTCATCGTCGACTTTAATAAACTGCGATTCCCTTACCTTAATAGGCTTATCAGTAGTATAGAACTTAGAACCTACACATTCTACCCTATCCTTCCTAATGAGGTATAGTTGTACTTCATATAGAAAGGAAGGATATACTGTTAGTTTAACGTCCCCAGAATGGTAGACAGTCGGGGGCGTAGGTTTTGCCATTCCAAGAATATTTAGTAACCTGGGACTTCTCTGTCTTATATTTACTTAATAAGAAAGGGATGTCAGATTGAATACATTTATGGCTAAATGTGTTCTTTGGTATAGGTTTGTTGGTCTTTGGATTCATTTTACCAGTAGTAAAGTTACCACCCTTTACATACACGACCAGAGTTCCAGGAATAGGAATAGATTTGGCAGGAGCCGGCCATTGATAGCTTGGAGCAGGGAATCGTCTATAGCGTTTCCACAACTTACGTTCTTTAGGAGTTTTACTCCACACACTTGGGTCACGTGGTGTTACAGACGGCTGTCTTAAATGCTCTGCCACCATGAAAGCATCATCGGTCAAATCCTTGATTCTTAGTCTTTTGAATCTCTCTTCCGGAGTCTCTTTGATAGTTTCCTTCTTCATTACTGATAAGTTTAATGAGTTAAATATTAGTTATTTACCACGTTTGGTATAAACTGTCCCACAGACATTACATTTGTAAAGCCTGTTGTCATAATCGAACAGCGTGTGAGTAGTATCCCTACCACACCTTGCACAATTCATTAACTTAACAGATTCATACACCTTCTTCGGCTTATGAGGTGCCGTACCTTTCTTACGTGAAGCCATAGCTTAAATTCCTTTAGTTAACTCTTCTAATCTAGTTACTTCTTGTTTGTAATCTTGAATATATTCTTTCAGAGACATGGCATCTGGGTGTTTACATTCTATTCTGTAATCTGCTATTCTTTGAAGACATGCAGATATGGGAAGTCCATAACCAATAACTTTAAACTCCTGACGTTCTCCGTCCTTGGATTTAATAGTTTTTAGTACAGATAGGTCCCAGAAGTGTAAATTGTCACCTATAGATTCCATTCTAAAGTCAGCTTCTTCAATAATCATACTTGATTATCCGTAAAGTTAGTATTAGTTTAATCTGATTGTTCTTCTAGCACCTTACCTATTAACCACAGATACAAAAATGGCGATATGACTGGACATGTCATCCACCAACCTACATCCTCCTCTACGACTTCCCAGAAGTATTCTTCATCTAGGTCATAATATGCAAGCATGTAGTTTAGTACAATGTTTAATAAGTAAGATACACCATATAGTGCAAGTACTATTAATATTACAATCACAATTTCTCTTTCTCTACTCTAAATTGACAACATAGTTTCTGCAACTCGAGTATGACGGGTTCTAAGGTACTAACACCCTTAACCAACACTGCTCGTTGGTCTACCGTCCTTCTGGCTAAATGGGATTGGACGCTGGAAACAGCATCTTCATATCTCTTCTTAATAAGGTCTCTGTTCTCGAAATACTTAGGAATCTTACCATGTAGATATATTAAAGCATCTAGCGCCTTAATAAGCTCTTTATGACTCATAGAAGTAGATATTCTATCATAAATAAATACATATCTATCAACCCCGTCTGGAATGATATTTATATATTTATCAGTCTCAGTTCCTTCTCTTCCTACATGGTCTGCTAATCTCACAGTAGCAGAGAATCCATTTAATGTATAGTACTCCGAATCTCCCTTATAATTAGTAGAAGTAAACCCCTTCCTCTTTAGCCACGCTTTTAGTTTGCTCAACCCTCTCATCTTGTTTAATCTTCTTTTCCACCTTTCGAAATATCAAGTCTCCGTCAAGTGGACATCTACACTCCATAGTACAGTCACTGGCTTTAAAGTAACAGCCAAAGCACGCGCAACCACTGTCAACGATTTCCACCGGACTACCGTTTACAGTGATAAGGTCTCCTGCCTGTAAAATGGGTATTAGTTCATTGTCTTCATATTTAAACCTCTGCATATCTAAAGTTAAAAAAGAAGGGCCAAACCCAGACAATCACTAGAGTAGACCTTACCTCATTAGAAGTAAAGAATAATCTAATAACTAATCTGAATTTGACCCTAAACAGCAGTACGAATATCGTTCTGCGCGATTAGCACTACATTAAATATAACGTAGCCTAAAGTCCGTTACCATAAACTGATAACAATAATGCCAATGCCTGGCATTAGGTGTGTTGCTAAAAGCAACGAAGAAGAGCCTACACCCCCCCCCTAGTGATATTCTGGCTGGAATGTCTATTCCATAACCTATCACCATACATAAGAACTATTCAAAGTAGTCTGGGAACTTATCTTTTAATATTTCAGATATGTCCACGCCGGTCAGTTCAACCATAGATAATTCTTCCAACATCGCGTCTTCAGAATCGTCTACACTGCTGTCAGCACTGTCAATAAGGTTGAGCAGTAGTTGAGCTTTCTCATCGGTTAACCCGTCTTGTGCCCATTTGCTTACTACTTCTGCAAAGAATTCATCGAACTCGTAAGAAGTCCGCTCATCTTCATCAGCGATTACATTCTTCTTAGCAAACAGTTCTTTGATGTCTTCATCTGTAATAGTTCCGGCTTTATCATAAGCCGCGTTCAATGACTCTATAAGAGAGTCTTGTTCATCGAATGTCATTGTTGTTAACAATTAATGTTAAGAACATGTGAATAGTCTATTCACACCAACCCTCAAGGGCTTAAGATAATGTATGGCAATAAAATCACCATTACAGCAGTGGGGACTGCTTAAACAGGCATTTTCACTCTCAATTATGCCTGTGGTTATGTTAGAATAAAGAAATTCACTTCTTCCAGGATATGAATAGATATTCTCCAACTAAGCCAGGATATCCTTCTTTATCAATAACCTTAACGAAGAATCGTTTATCTTCGTAATATTTAAGGATTTCATCCTTGGCTTTAGCTACATCGTCATTCAAATCCATGACAAGACTAAAGTAATTGTTCTCGCTCTTAGCCTTAATAAGTTGGTCAGTAGTATCTAGAAACCTCTTAATTAGAGTTTCTTGTGTCACCACTTCATTGTAAGTGGCAACTGAATATGCCTCGTCCGCATTCATAGATTCACCTTCCAACAATTTACCAAAATTAAAGATATTCTTCATAATAACTAATAATTGGTTTGTGACTCAGGTGGGGCTCTAACCCACAACCCTCTCCTTAGGACGGAGACGCTCTATACTATTGAGCTACTGAGCCTTGAAAACTATACGTTAATACTCCCAGTATGTCTGCCTTTTACTTTAACAGAATTAGCATCGATGTCTCCTTGTACATCACCGCCAACCTCAATACTGTTAGCTTCTATGGAACCTCCCACATTGCCTTTAACTTTAACACTATTACCATGTATAGTAAATGCGTCTCCGTCAATATCACATGTGTTGCAGTTAAGTTCTTTTACATTACCAGTAAAACTGATATGTACACTATCCTTATTCGTTTCAGATATTAATTTACCATTTACGTAAATTTTACGCTTGATTTGTGAGATAGTGATATTGTCCTCTTCAATGTCATAGGACTCATTATCAATAAATAACTTATTCATGATTCTCTTTATCCAGTTCATCTTCCTTCGTAATACTTAATCAGTTTATCAAATGCTTCAATCCTAGCATTGTGACCTTTCTCATCATCTGGAATCCACCAAAATGCTTTACCGTACCTATCCTTAGGTGCCCCTAAGAACTCTCTGTTAAATTCTGGGAACATGGTAACTACATCATGTTCATCGTAGATGTTGATTCCTCGTTCGGTTCCAGCCATAGCATGTTCAATGCAGAAACACATTCCCCAGTATTCTGAATGGTCTTCAAACAGTTTCTTAGCTTTTAGTAAGATAGCGTGCTTATTGATTCTTTCTGTGTACCAATGGATGAGCTTATCAAAGGCTAAAAGTCTATGTTTCTTCTCATCTACGGGCCACCAAAAGACCAGCCTAGCCACTTCTTCCTGTTTGACATTACCTCCTAGAAACTCTGGATTAAACTCCGGAATTAGTGTTACTAATTCATTATAAGAGGGAGGTATTCCTTCTTTAAACACTCCGTTGAATGCTTGCTTCATATAGTGGCACATACCACCATTCTTATCACTGCCTGGTTTTGTATCTTTATCATACAAGTCTTTAGCAGTCTTTAATCTTTTAATAATTTCTAAGTTAGTCATCTCTTTCCTTATTAAGTTAGTAGTCCCAGGCAGAGTCGAACTGCCATTTCAGGTTCCGTAGACCAGCGTTCTGTCCATTGAACTATAGGACCATACAGGAAGCAATTCCGATTTAACGGCCGCCCTTGCCAGTATCACGTACTGGGCTTTTCACGTGGACGGTCTGTCAGCATAACTCACAGTATTACTTACATGCTTCCTTTAATTTTAGCCTCTTCCAGCGCAAGAGCACTTATAGTCACTCTTCGCCATAGTACATCAAGTATAGCACCTGCTGACGCAAACCATATCTACGTGTAACCACGTTGGCTTCCGCTCTCCTGGAAAGCACAGCATTGATACTCCTCTTGAGTTTATCGGCATCAAATAGCAAACCAGTCACTCCTACTAATCCATTAGGCTCATCAGCGCAGATGTAGTCTACTGCTTCAAAGAGCTGGGCTTTAGTTTCAGAGCTGTTCACCTTCTGCCATTTCTTTATTTCTTTCTCAAAGTCCATAATCAATTAAGTGCTTCGAGTTCTTTAGCCAATTCTTCCAGAGACTTACCTTCGAGTTCTTCGAATATATTTCCAGCCATTACCTTCTTGGCATCACGATTAGCAAATATAACATTGTTAACTGTTATATCTTCTAAGGCAGCATGTCTACGAGGCAGAGAATCCATAAGACCTAATTCTTGCACTTTCTTCTGTGCTTCCTCAATCATTCTTTTAGTAACAATTGACTTAGGTCTTTGATAGTTCTCTGGAGCCATGATACGTTCGTATGCAGTCACACAATCGTCCAGTTCAAGTCCTGATGATATATTTACCAACAATGTACCAATTGCCGTATTACGAATGCGTGCACATCCTACACGATTGAAGTTTGCCCAACACCAGTTGTCTTTCTCTTCATCAGGTAATGAATCATAGTGTCTTTTATGACCCAGGAATACACTTAAGTCATTTTTAAACTGTTCTCCTCTATATAAAGCATTCTGACCTATTAAGTCCAGAACTGTTTCTATAGAATCGACAGTTAATTCCTCCAGTGCACGTTTGAACACTTCCTTAGTTGTGCGTAAAGTCCCCATTACAGCAGATATGGATTCAGTTCCTGCATATACCAACTGACTTGGCATATGATAGTAAAGATGATTCCAGGTAATTACTTTAGGACCTTGCAAACTGTCAATATAGGCATTGTTTCTATCAATTCCTAGTTCATAATCACGAGTGATAAAAACATCTACAACTGATTTTGATTTCACTAATGCATCGAGATTTCTAGCTACAGTAGCATAAGGTTCATCCAACTGTAGGTTCTCCCACATGGTTACTACTTTATTGTCTTTAATGGCGACAACTCTGCCATAATGTTTACAATTGTTGCAATTATGAGACTGTCTCTCTTCCTCCGGAAAGGAATTAAGGTAACAATCCCATAATGCGTCCTTGTCTACATTAGTCAGAAAGAGCATGTCTGCACCAGCGGCTAGTTGATTAAACTGTGCATGGACTGCTCTTTTAAACTTGACAAATTCCATAACCTTATAAAGGTTTAATATTGTCGAATATATTGTCTTCGGCTTCTACTCCCCATTTAGAGTGAATCATTACCCCTATTGGAGTTACTTGAAATACAAATGGGTCATTATTAATGGGAATAATCTTCCTTTCCGGAACTGTAAACCGCATCGTTTCATTCATTTCTTCAATAGGAGCGGCAATGAATAAGTCAGCACTGCTACATTCTTTTGAATCAGCAATGTTCACATCATGTGCCTTGGCTTTATTAAGGATATGAAAGAATGGATATGCATTCATTCTAGCCTTATTTCTACTCAAATACATAAGCCCAACCTGGGAAGGTTCCTGTCTAATGAAGTACCTTCCAACCGGATAGGACATGCTATCAATAGGCATAGGGTGAGTAGCAACTTGCATACCAGTAACATACCGTAAAGGTGAACCGTTTCCGCTGTAGTTAACATACTCATTTGCCTCAAGTGCTTGAGCAGTAGCCATTACCTTGGAGATTTCATCAATGTTCTCATCAGGCACAGAACCTTTATAAGCTGATAGTCTTCCAACAACTAATCCATACTTAACATTCAGATTAATGAAATCCTCCTCCTTAAGTATCAATGAGCTAGGGAAATGTCTTTGCAAAAAGCTATAACATTTTAAGACTTTAAGGTCCTCTTCCGAAGTGATAGCATCACCTACTTCTTTAGAATTAGTAAATCCTAAAGCTTTCAGTTTGACAGCCTTATCAACTAGTTGATGATTCGGATTCAGACCCTTAATAGTCTTCATGTACTCTACAGCCATTAGAGTATAAGCTAATTGCACTTCTTGGGCTGTGAATCTCTTTGTGCCTACAGACGTATCTGTAGAAGGACTAAAATTGTTCATAATTACTTTTGTTTAACTGAACCTGGTCTGGTAGTAGCTCTCTTAAATGAATCAGATTGCTTATCCCACCAAGCCTGTCGGTCTTTAAGACGTTGTACTTTCTTCTTGTATTTCATAGGTTTATCCTATTTCGTTACTAGCATTATAAGCAAGCTTGTCGGCTTCCTTATTATGTTCATCACTTGCGTGACCTTTACACCACTCAACAGACACTACTTTATGCCTGTTCACAGCCTTATCAAGACGTTCCCACAAATCAGTATTGGCTTTCCTCTTCCACCCTTTAGTAAGAGTTCCTACAATATACATAGAATCTGTTACTATTGTAATTTCAGAAGGTTCCTTTATGGATTCCAGGGCAACTATGACAGCCATTTGCTCCATTCGCTGATTGGTGCTGTTCTTATACATCTTACTGTATTGGAATATCTTCTTGTCATCCTCTAAAATGACAAAGCCTATTCCCCCTTGATTTCTCGCAGGAGAATAGGCACCATCACAGTATATTCTGTACTTATGCGTCGGCATTAGGATTCTCAACAAAATCCTCATCTTCTTCAGTTTCGGATATGACATCTTCATCAATAAGGTGCTTAACCCACATACCTAAGATAAAGATGACATAGAATTTGTCTTCCTCCTGTTTGTAGTTAACCTTGTCAGAGACTTCATTAATTACATCTAACATTGTGAACTCCTCTTTAGCCATAGCATCGTCAGCTATAGCAGACATTTCTTCTACATAAGGTCTAGCCTTCTGCATCGCTTCGTCAAAACTCTTTACTAAGGCTATGCCTTCATCACCTCTAATTTGCATAGCAACAGATAGAGGTTGTTGCAATTCATTTCTAAAGAAGCCCAAATAGAAAGCTTTCTCTACATTTCCGTTCACGAAGTCATTGAAAGATTTAGCTTTCATTACTTCTTCTACTTTGAAATCAATTTCTGATACGTCTCTGATTTTGTCCATAATGTTATGATAGCAACCCACCAATCTTCTCGGCCATGGCTGTTGCTTTGTTAGAAACTGCTTCAAGGTTTGCAGCTTCAGTTTGTAATTCGATAATCTCTTGTTCTCTAACCTCTTTCTCTGCTTGAGCTCTAGATGCTACCTCTTTAAGATTGGTAACAGCTTTCTCAAATACATCAATAATCTTAGCTGATTCCTCGGCTAGTGAGGTACTTGTTACTTTAGCCGGTTCGGCTGATTGTTTCTTTCCAAACATCTTATAGGATTAGAATTACAGGGTTCAGGGTGAGCGGCTGTCGGGAATCGAACCCAATCTATCACTTGTGCGCATACTAAAACTAGTGATGTGCCCTCCTTTACACTACAACCGCATGGAGCAGTGGTTAGAATACTAATAGTCAAACACTAATAGTCATTCCTAAAGAGGTGTTCTGCAACCACCCCACAGTCAGCGCTAAACTGCACGTCTTATTACATACGCTCAACTCTGCTTTAGTTGTCATCGCTGGACTTTATTTAACCCAGATTCCAGCCTGGTCTATACTCGTTTCCTTTTAAGCTTACCACACTTAAGGCATACTAACAGATATCTGATACAGTCAGTATAGCTAGTCTTAGCTATTATACTCCATTCATGCCTACATGCTCGCTTCTCTAGCCATTTTTTGAATAGTTCTTTCATAATCAATTCGTTTTACTAATGGATATAACTGTCCGTAGCCGTGATTAACTGTTATATACCTAGAAGTCATAGAGAGACGGTAGTGAGCATTGTTAATTTCGTTAGTAAGATACTCCATAGGTACAGGAGTTACTCCGTCACTAAATGTAACAGTTATGCCTGCTTCTACACTCTTAGTAAGGGCCATCTAAGCTACTTTGAATTTCTGCATATCTAGGATTAGGAATCTGTTCCGTCTCTAAATGCATAAAGTGCTTAGATGTTTCACCTATATAACCTCCTTTGCTACATGGAATCGGAAGATAAACCCAGTTGTTATTAAACTTAACAGCTTGTTCATAAGCATGAGTTCCAGGTCTAAAGAGTTGCTGGTACGTATCGACTTTAACTACTTCTCTAGTCCCAGGAAGTCTACCTTGCTTGCCGTCTAACCACCACCTTATATAGTCACGAGCATCACGTACATGATATACTGGCAACTCAACTGGAGTACCATTAACCATACACCAATAATGACCTAGCAACCTCGGTCTATAAAAGTCAGAGTCTGTTCCATTGGAGTCAGGATTAGAATTGGCAAATCCATAACAGTAATCATAATAATCTGCTGCTTTATGAGGTTTAGCAATCTTACCAAACTTGGGTAAAGCATGATTCCTGTTCTTCTTCCATTGCTTAGTACTAATGTTGTATCGACGACCTTTAGGAGTCTGCTCGACAGATTGTACTAATCCATTATCATCAACTCTAAAGAACGCCTGTCTCCACCTATAATCAGTGAAGTAGTCGTCTAGGTATTCAGTTTTGTCAGTATTCTTAATTGGCTTAATCCACTCGTTCCAGGCTTTGGCTAGCTCTTTATAAGGCTTACCTACATACTTGGCTATGAATTTCACAATCCTAGATTCTTTAACGTATCCATAACCGTGGTCCCAAGCTATATGACAACTTTTGTCTAATACCTTTCTACCATATCCTCTCTGCGCTGCCACTTCTTTTAGATACTCTCAAATTGAAATCAGCATCAAAATCAGCTAGCGTCACTTTAGTAAGGTGTCTAGGATAGTAACTTGGATTACGAGTATGCTTGCTTTTACGTTTATACTCTTTCCTATGACCAAGTTTAAGTCTTCGTTCACTCATGTTATAGTATTTTAGTTACTTTACCAAATACGGATTTGGTCCACCCATTAATCTTACCATGATTGTTGCCTATAAGAACTCCTCTGTCTCCCTTAGCTTTGACTAAGTGAGTATAGTATCTACCTTTAACTTTGCAGAATACTATATCACCTACCTCTACATCGCTAAGATTTATAGGACTCAAGACATGCTCTTGGCCAGATTTGATTAGAGGAGTCATAGAGTTTCCCTTCTCTGAGGTTCTGAAGGATTTTCCTTCGGTCAATAGTCTCTCCTTGTAATGCATCGGCTTTAGACATTAAATATACAAAGTTTAATCTCTCTTCCATGGTAGAACCATTACTTATTCTTTCAAACAAGGTTAGTTCTTGCCCATTTTTGTAGTTATAGTAAGATATCAACTCATTATATCTGGCAGTTTTACTATTCAACGAAGCTATAGTCATTGGATATCTTCTTAGCACTACTCCCCTATATAAATCAACAAGTTCACCCAATGAGTTGGCAATCTTTAATAACCTAACTACATTGGGTGAACCGTGTTTCTTGTACCTAATAGCATAACTCTCCAGAGCAGCATCCCAATCATGGAATACATGTTGAGCTTGAGTTAAATCAATCTCAACTATTTTGCGCAGGAACTCTTCTATAGTCATATTAATTAGATATTGTAGGTGATGTTAACTTGTCAATTAGATTCTTCATTGCTTCTTCACCAGCAGCAAAACCTTCAGAATACCCGATTTTATATGCCTTCTCTATAGATACAGCAACAGCTTCCATGACGCTATTGCCCTCATACTGTTTCTTTAATTCTTCTAATAGTTCTTTCATAAATCCTCCTTCCTTTAATTATTAGTAGCTTGAGTGGGATTCGAACCCACACGTCCATTTCTGGACACCAGAGCTTAAATCTGGGGCGTCTACCAATTTCGCCATCAAGCCATACCCTTATACTGACATCATGACCTTAATTACAACTACAATTATCATTCCTATAGTGCTTATAGCAGCTACACTTAAGAATATTTTAACCCATTTGCAGTCACAATCCCATATAGTTAGTAACATAGCTATTAGTGCAGCCACAAATGCAATGACTACAGTAATCATTAATGCTGTTTCCATATCAATCTCTTACTAAGTCTATCCAATTAATTAGGATATGATATAACCATCTCATAATACGTAATCGCAATAAGTGTCAACGAAATCTTTAGCTTCTTTTAAACCGCATTTAGCAGATTCTTTTACATGCTTAACTGCTTGTAGTTTGGAACCAGTCTGCACAAGCTGTTTCATCTTAAAGAAGTCTTCACATGACAAATCAATTGTGTTATTCCAACGCTTCTTATAAGCAAGCATTGCGTTATTGTACTCTTGAGGATGCTCTGTCCAAGTAATTTGTTGGTCTAAAATAACTGTACAAGTTCCATCAAGTATATCATATTCTCTAGATTCTACGGTGAATTTACCAGCTTCTAACACTACTATATCAGTAGGAAATGGAATCATCTCTGATGAGATTGATACTTCCTCTATTGTCTTATCATCTTTTACAAATTTTACAAACATAATCTTTAAGTATTAATTAATAACGTGGCGAGAAGGTGACTCGAACACCCAACCTTGCGATTATGAGTCGCACGCTCTAGCCAGTTGAGCTATCTCGCCATTAATAAGAACATAAAGCTCATCGAGTCTACATTGTCACCAATGTAACCTTAATACCTCCCGTTTGCTTCACTGCCGGCTAGTCTGGCTTTGTCTCCTTATGTTCTTATATATGAATAATCCGCCTGGCAGGGCTGCGAGCTGCCTTACCAATTATTGACGTCAGCTAATCTATGGAATAGCACGTCTGCTAAACTGAAATAGCCCTATAATCATTTCTACACCTGCTCACATTTAAGTGGTGGATTACATGTTTATCGGTATTTATCAAACATGCTGTCTGATGCTTCTTCTCCCCACATAGACACGATAACAATACCTATTTTAGTAGCCCTAAATACTATTGGGTCTTCTAACCTTCTTTTACGGTCTTCTTCAGCTTTAGAGAAGATTTCTATGCGAATATTATTCTCCATAGTATCATAAGGCGCGGCAATTAACCAAGCACTATGGTCTAGATATGAGGTGCCAAGATGTAGGTAATCTTCCTCCTTATAACTTCCACCTATAGACCTCATGTACTGATAACCACGGTCAATACCTTTGAATACAAATGGGAATCTAGAGAAATACTCAACAAGCCGTTTGGTCATGTCCTTAGACATTCTTGAATCTATTCTCACAGCTTCAACCCAACTGACGTAGTTAAGATTTAAAGAGTTCAAAGCGTTAGAAGCTTTTGCTATTTGTGACACATTCTCACTTGGAATGAATCCGCTGAAGGTCGATATTGGACCACAATACAAATTGTACTTCTTCAGGATTGCAAAGAAATCCTCGTAAGTCACAACCAGTGCATCAGGATACGATTCTTTAATATAGGATGTCATTTCGTTAACCTTCTTCAGGTCCAATTTCTCTGGGCCTAAAGCTGACTTATACTTCTTAGACTCGAGAATAGTCCTAAGAGTTTCTGCATTCTTAGTTCTACCTAAACTTGCTGCTTCTAACTTATCAAGCTCCTCTTTGATTTGCTCGGAATTATCAAAGTCTTGATTGCCTTCTACGTACTTCTTATAGTATTCCATAGATGCTGTTACTAAGGCTAAACGTAACGCATCTGCACTCAATTTCTCCATACTATGATAAATGTTCTTTAATATCAATCATGTATTTTATACCTTCAACTACTGCACCTGCTAGCCCACCAACAAGCATAAGGAAATATAATGCAACAATTAATGGCTCCCAACCAGTTCCATAATCACTTCTATTAAGATTAAAGCTAAGCCTATTAGGCTTGTTATTAATAAAAGCTCTATCATAGGTTGGTTTATCTACACGTAGTTTAAACTGATTATCCCTACCGTCAGCTATTAGTGTAAGCTCATATACAGTATGCGTCTGCTGATTAACTGTTTCGGTATAACAGTCCTTAGCAACTACTGTAGTCCACACAGGTTTGTCAATACAGGTTTCTTTAACTAAGTTAGATTTACATCCTCCTAGTCCTACTAAGCACACCACCAGCCATATTACTATTGAAGTTACATGTCTGAAAGTGTTAGCTGGTGGTCTCATATCAACAATTGTCGGCATCTTCTGTCAATAATTTAGTTGCCTTATCCATTCCTAACTCGTAAGCTTCAGCAATTAATACTGCCGCACTTGCTATAGAAAGCTTACCACCGTTGTCCTCTGCTACGTTAGCTGCACTTTCAAGTAGCTCACTCAAAGTTTCTACCATAATTAAATACATTTAATAGTTAATAATCTAGTAGGGTGGGTAATAGTTAATAATCTAGTAGGGTGGGTGAGACTCGAACTCACACGCCCGAAGGCACTTGGGCCTAAACCAAGCCTGTCTGCCAATTCCAGCACTACCCCATTGTTACTTCATCAAATTGATAAATTCATCTTCATGTCCCTTATAGTATCGCTGGAGATATGCAATATACACAGCTTCGTCCTTAACTATTTGAGGGAATTTGGATTCAAATTGTTCTACTTTCTCTTCTCCTACTATACTTACATGAAAGTCTCTAGGTGTAGTATCCACCTTAGTTGCAGACATTAATAAGACTAATAGGAATACCAATAAATGTTTCATTTTAGTTGTTAATAAAAGGAGAGCGAGATTACTCCCGCCCTCCAAGGTTTATTTGTTGTCCTTCTTCTCCGTAGAATAGTCCTTACGGTCGAGTTCCCACTGATACTCACACATCTGAGTGATTGCTTCAAGCTTCTCTGTACCCAGAACGAGTTTGAGAGCATTTACCAATCTTTCAGCCGGAGTTTCCACAACAGCTTTCTTGGATGCGAGTCCAAGTTGACGTTGATAAGATTCAACGCTAGCTTTGATATGGAACGATGTTACATGGGTTTCTTCTGTAAAGATGAGTTTGGATTTGGTTGATTCAACGATTTCAGCCATAAATGCCGGAGCAATTTCAGCTTCTTGAATGTAGTTACATACTTCACTCAAATCATCGTCGATTGTATATCCTTCTTCAGCGGTGAAGGTAGAACGGATGAATTTCTCCGCAGTTTCAGCGTCCAGGCAGTCCATGGTAATCACAGAACCAATTCTCTTACCTCTCAAGAAGGTAGGTTCAATCAATTCAATGTGATTAGTAGTGAACAAGGTGATTACGTTCATATCTTTGGTATCACCACCGTCCAGAGTATTCAGGATGTCTTGCATTGCAGCATCTCTGTTACCTCTAGTTACTTGGTCAATATCTTCAACAAATACGACAACACCATGACCCGAACGGTCAACAACTTTACACATGCGCAGAGTTTCTGCAAGAAGAGAAGGATTCTTCAAATACACGAATGACCAGCCGTTTGTTACAGCATCTTTAGCCAGCTTAAATGCCAGCAAGGTCTTACCTGTACCATATTTACCTTCCAGCAAACAACCATACTTCAATGGAATACCTTTAGCCAGACATTTCTCTGGATACAAGATTCTTGAGCGTAGCGGTTGCAATTCAAATTCAGTCTTCTTAGAAAGAACCATGAATTGTTTCTCGATGCCGGCAAGTGTCATGATAGTAGGTTCAGACAGATTGCTGATTTCCAGTGCTTGATTCTTGTAGATAGATTCTGATGCCAACAGCTCTTTAGTTCTGTCAACAATATCATCAATTAATGACTGGTATTTGAACTGGCATTGTCCCTTAATAAGGAGCAAATGACAGTCATTGTCATAGTTGATGTTGATTTCAGAATCTTCTCCCAATTCTTCAAGGCTGATTTTACCAAACGGAACCTTGGTACGAGAACCGTCTGCCAGAACAACGTCTACGGTATCAATATTGCTGTTTCCAGAAGGACTGTTATCCTCCTTACTAACAGCAGAACCGAAGATTTCATTGATTGCTCTGTTCAACTGATATACACCGTCCGGTTTCCAACAAAGCAGCGAGTATTTGAAACTTGCCATTTTCTTGGACTGTTTGATTTCACCTTCGATGAATCCCAGAGCATCAGCATACTTCACGTTGCTTTGGAGCACTTCAATCATTCTCTGTTTCTGAGTTTCCTCGTACTTGTTAACTCTCTGCTTAATAGCAGCTGTAGTTCCTTGCGGAATAATGTTCTTTGCCATTACTTAATTAGGTTTATTAATCTTATTTACTTCTTTAATGATTGCCTCACAATTCTCTCTTGTTGTAGTTAAACAACCAAGTTGAATAATAGAACCGTCTTGAGTGATAGTCAGGTTCTTCTCTTCGATTGTTTCCCTACATAGACCTCCTCTGATAATTCTTTTAATGAGCGGAAAGGGTAATATAGTATTCTTACAGAATATCATATTCTTGCCTTCCACATAAATGACATCGTAGCCGTCAATGCTACCTACTACCTTACTCATTCGATTCAACTATTAACTGTGTGGGCCCGGCCGGACTTGAACCGACAACCTCCTGATTATGAGTCAGTTTCTCTAACCGATTGAGATACGGGCCCCGAACGCCCATGTTTACTCACAATTAACAGTTCTCAAAGAGTAGTGTTGTTAGTGACTTCATGATAAATTCTATTTTAACTGAAATGATTAGTAGTTGGGCTACCAGGATTCGAACCTGGGCTACAAGAGTCAAAACCTTGTGTGACTACCACTACACCATAGCCCAGTAAAAGGAGTCCGAAGACTCCTAAACTAACTTATCGAATATCATGGGTTGTATCGACATCCATAAATTCGCTAGCATTTCTTGCTCTGCGTCAGATGCTTCATCCCAATGTGATACGTACAATTTCTCCGTTCGTTCATTCCTATAAGGAACTTTAAATGAACGGTTAATGCGTACACTGTGTGCGAATAGGTCTTTGTCGAAATCAATAGCCCTAAGCGTCTTCTGGAAATCGTTGAACTTATTATTAGGGTCATCGACATCCCTAACAGACATTCCAGAAGGAAATGGGCCATTACCATGCCTTGTTATATAAGGACGAGTTACATAACAAGTTTGGATTTCTTTACGTATACCTGCTTTCCGCAACAGCTCGTAAGCGTTTTGTGAAGTTGTATTAGACGGAGTGCAATAAGGCATTATGCCGAATCTTTGGTCAAGCAATATTCCCTGTGAACCTTCAAACACTAGGTTGTCATAGTTTAACAAACAATCTTCATTAACCGTACCTGTATGTAAGAAATAAGCATGTGCTAACCTACACCAGTTGTCTAGGTCTATCGAAGGATATTTACTAGACATGTTGTAATAGTTATCCACTATGGCATTTAATTTCTCACGTAGTATGTAAGGATTCATACAATCTACAACTGTTAAGCTGTATCCTGCCTTAACTCGGTCCAAACAAGCTTTAAACCCTGTACCTACAGTACCATGTCGTAGGTTCTCTTCGTTATTAACTTGGGAATAGACATCGAAGGGAATTACAACTTGGCAGTGAGGGTGATACTGAACAATGGGATGAACTCCCATTTTAGCTAAGTCTGCACCCTCTAACATAGAGGTGATTGGGTCTACAGTACAGTATTTGGACCAATACGTCGGCACTCCAAGTAAGGTTCCGCTGCCAAAGTTACTAAAGGTGTGCATCATGTCTCCATGCTTTACAGTATGTCCTACTTGATGTCCACCACTAAACCTGACTACTAACACAGACTCTCGCTTACCTATGTACTTGTTACATAAGTTGTGAACTGTCTGTCCCTTACCTTCGTCTCCAAAGAATGTTCCTAATACAATACTAATCATTTCAGTTTAATAAAATTTGTCATTACTATCAGACGGCACATCTTGCCATTCCTGACTAACAGAAGCACTAGGAGCTAAACCTTCAGCAGGCTCCTCATAGTTCTCTTTAATTGCGGTGACAATCACCTTGTCTACTTCTCCAGATGCACATGTTAATACATTCTGCCCAAGTAAAGTCTTCCAAGATTCAGCAACCCTTGAGCCATGATTGGCATTAGTAATGTGAATGTGGAATACATGGTACTGTTCCTTTGCTTTGTCAAGAGCTTCTTGACAAGTAATGGTTTTAGCACCTTTTTGATACCCTAGAACACGTTCTAAGTAACATCCCTCTACCTTATCGAGATTTGGTTCATCCCCGATAGTAAATAAGAATCCCTTAGTGTGTCTTTCAAACCAGGAATCAGTTTCGGTATGATAACCTGCTACGATATGAGATAGTAGATAGCTTTCGCCTCTATTACCTCCTCCACCACCTTCAATCACAAATGACTGTAAAGTGTCAAGGATTTTAGCTGTATCAGACTCAAACTGCCCAATTTGAATTGGATATCGGTCATAAACGTGGTCCCCAACTGCCATAAACATGATTTGTGGGTCACGCACACCTAGTTGAATGAGAGAGTCCATAATCTTAGGGAATTGGTCTCTAATCATTTCATAAGGTGTGTCCATCATTGAACCAGTAACGTCTAGCGCAATGATTATCGGAGTAGAGAAAGGATGTTCTTTAGAATCACGAGATTCACGAACACCCACGTTAACCATTTCTTGCCTTATCTGCGTGTTATACTGCCTAACATTGTTGTTAAGCGATGCAGCAGTATTACATGCATTAATGGCATGGCTCTTAAAGAGTTCATCCCTAGTGGAGGTATATAAACCCCTACTGCCGACCTCTACATCATAAGCAATTCTAGAATAACTACCTGCTCCCATAAATTATTCATTTACAGTTGCAGCAGCGTCATCTTTCACGTCATCCAAATTAATGGATTCTGATGCATCAGCGGGAAATTCTTCTGCATCGACTTGCATAGCTAGAGCAAGTTCAATCTTTGCAACACGCAGTTTACGTGCCAATTCATGTCTTGTTCTTACCCATTCAGCCGGATTCAGTCCTTCTCCCGGATTCAAAGAGTCTCTTGATTTAACAGCCAGGTCATTGTGTTTGTTGATTTCTCCCTGAATGCGGAGTACTTTCAACTTACAATCCTGGACAAATCTGTCTTCCTCGATTTTAGCCAATTCGTACAGATTCTGTGCTCTTGCATCAAGTACACTTTGTCCACTCTTACTTAATTTCTCTTTAAAACTGCTCATTTACACTTACATTTAACATGTTAAATTCAATAAGCATCTCTGTGTGGTAATTTATAATCTAACTGTAATCATCTAGGATTACAATCGAGCCGACTGTCAGATTCGAACTGACGTGGAGTTTCCTCTCGTGATTACAAGTCACGTGCAATCAACCACTATGCAAAGTCGGCATAAACAGGAGACGATGTTACCAAGTGTGCTGACATCTCCTTCGTAAATCAAAGAAAGCGGTGCATACGGGATTCAAACCCGTGGTCTCCTCATAGACAGTGAGGCATCCTATCACTGAACGAATGCACCATGAAGCTTGCTTAACCTACCCTCTAAACCTATGCTTGGACTTGCAGTCAGTTATTCAGATATTGTCCCTTCCCGCTAGCTGAGTTATTCTCTTACTGTAATCATGTGTCCAACTCACAATTACTATTCAGATGTGCCAAATGGGACATGGCAATTCATAGAAAGTGGGTGCTAGCCGTTTCTATCCCACCATTGCGTACTACAGTGCTAGCTACCGTCTAAGCTCCTATCCCTTACGTCGCCTTAGAGTGTACATGATTATTATTGCCTAACCAGTTACCTGATTGGAAGGATTATGTACGAGGTACTGCCAACGGGATTCGAACCCGTATTTTCAGTGTGAGAGACTGATTACCTAACCCTTAGTAGATAGCAGTATGTTAAATAGTCGTGAGTAGTTAATTGCAACTATGACAAAATTAAGATTAAAGTCAAAGACCAGCCTATTGCTATCTAGGGCAAAGTCAAAGGAATTTTGTAACTTCGCAATAGACTGACAGGGTTTGAATTAATAATACTTAATTATGCTGGAAATCGTCCCTGTATGGAATACAGAACACGATTAATTTGTCGACAATGCATCGACTAGAGTCTTTGATGCAATTCATACTACTCACGCAAAGCTATGTTAGAATCCAATGAGATTCAAGACTATAGCACCTATTTATCTGGATTGGAAATCTTAGTTAGTAACTCATAAGTCGCTTGTAACTCATTAGGAATTACTATCTTAAGTTCCAATAGTTTCTTACGTTCTTCAACTTTCCAAGTTTCACATTGTTGAGACAGGGTTTTGGCATCCAAATTGAATCTATCAACAGCTTGTTTATAAGCCTGATTGACTTCATATTCAGAATCCTTTACCATTTTATCAATTTTGAACTTAATCTTATTAAGTCTAGCTGATATGTCTCTGTGTTTCTGCTGCAATGCAAAGAATGTTTCTTCTACCTTATCGCTACTAACAGACGGGTCATACGAGTACACTATTGTGTCAGTGCCAGAACCTTCAACCTTAGTAGGATTAGTATAGGCATCCATTAAAGCTCTACGGGCGTTTGCAAACGGACGCATTGGATGAATATACTTACCAATAGCAGATGCTTCTGCTTCTAGTCTGTAATATTCCATACGTTCTGCAATGCTCAATGAAGCAATTGCTTCCTCTTCGGTAAGGATATGACCCTTAATCGGGGTGTCCAACTTGAATCCAGCTACGTCTGTAGCATATAAATCCCATGTGTACCTGTTAATGATTTCAAGTTCTTCTTCTCTAGCCTTAATAGCTTCACGAATCCATGCACAGAAGGCATTCATATTAGCAACTTCTTGAAGTAATGTAGGTACATTATCAAGATATGCCTCATTTCTACCTGTCTTTACAGTCCTGGAGCTACCTCCACTTAACAAGCTAATATTGACATTCACAAACCCTACAGAATCTAAAGCTTGTCTATTAGATTCTACTGTCTCCTTAGCTATATTAGCCAGGTGATTGGCAGAAGTTTGGGTCAGTCCCTTCTCGCCAAAGAATACTTTGTTACATTCTTTCATAAGCTGTAATTATTAATTCATTACTAATGCACTGGATGAGAGATTCGAACTCTCGTTTGCACATAGAAAGTGTGCTGACCTAGACCACTAGTCGAATCCAGTATACCTTATTAAGCCTTCCAGAATACAAACTTGTTACCTTCTGGACATCTTACATACTTCACATCAAAACCATTCTCTCGATATAGAGGTTCTACATCTAACCAATGGTTCTTAATTACTTCTTCTTCAGTTAAACCTTCAGATGCTACATAGGCTATTACATCTGATTGCTTAAATTCAGAAGCTTTACCACTCCAGTTCTTAACTATTAAAGTATTAAAAGCTAAGATAACTGCATCAGGAATAGATTTTAAATCTATACTCCTCAATTCTCTTGAATTTAATACCTTCACCATAATTCTAATAATTAGGTTAATAATGATTTTCACAAACTCTTATTAGCCAGCGCGGAGAGTGCTGGATTCGAACCAGCGGAACCCTTTTGAGGTTCGGTCCCTTAGCAGGGGACTGGTTTAAGCCACTCACCCAACTCTCCAATCCACAGAAGACTCATTTATGCTATATCAATCGCTTATGATTACCTCAATGCTGTAAGTCTTCTTAGAAATTCACTGTAAAAGGATTACTTTACAGGAGGAAAATTATCACCTTTAGCTGGTGATTCTTCCGGCTTCTTGCCAGTGATTATTTGCTTAAGCGAATCTGCAATAGGCAAATTACGGGCAATCTCCAAGCTAGGAGCAAGATTCTTAGCCATATTAGCCATGAACTGCCCAGCAGTGTTGGAATCACCATACACAGTAACATTACCAAGCTGGATATGTTCAAATACCTTAGCGTTGGCTTCAGCAACTTCCTTCCACCTGTCGGTCATTGCATATTGAACGATTGCTTCAGGATGCATACCTGATTTAATCATATGTTCAACTGCAAGAGCCGGAGCCATTTCCATTGCCTGTTTCTGTTCAGCTTCTGCCATTAAAGATGCTTTCTTACCTTCAGCTTCGGCAAGAAGTTTCTTCTTAGTACCTTCAGCTTCTGCTTCCAGTTGCATCTTAGTAGCATTTGCTTTAGCTTCTGCTGCTTTCAAGATTTTAGCTGCTTCCGCTTCTGCTTCAAGAATGGCTACACTCTTAACAGCTTCTGCTTCAATTTTAGCTTTCTCTTTGGCTTTCTCGGCAGGTATAATCACTTCGGCTTTAAGCTTAGCTTCTTCAGCTTTAGCTTTAGCTTCATTAACTTCTACCTGACGTTCCTGCTCTGTTTTAGCAACTGCCATTTGAGCTTCAACTTTGGAAGTACCAGCTACTCTTTCAGCTTCAGCTTTAGCTTTCTCTGCTTCTCCCTTAGCTTTGGAAACTTCAATAGTAGCTTTCTGTTCAGCTACTCCTGCTGCTTTCTCTGCTTCAGCTGCCTTCTGACGGGCTTCTGATTCATACTGTGCAGTTTTAGCTTCCTTCTCCTGCTGTGCTTTAACAGTTTCAGCTTCTTGGTTTTGTGCTGCTACTGCCATACGAACTTCCTTCTCTGCTTCTGCTTCTGCCTTAGCAGCTTCAGCTTTGGCAGTAAATTCTGCTTCTTTAGCAGTTGCATAAGCTTGCTGCTCTGCAATCTTGGCAGCTCTCAATGCTTCTTGCTCGGCAACTTTGGATGCTTCCTCGGTTTGAGCTGTAGCCACACCAATTTCACGTTCCTTTCTTTGCTCTGCAACAGCAATTTGTTGCTCCTTGTGCTGCTCGGCCAATTGAGTTTCCTTCTCTTTAGTGGTCTTAGCAATAGCAACTTCTTTCTCCCTGTTAGTTTCAGCCACTATGGTTTCTTGTTCCTTAGTAGCTGCTGCAATTGCAATCTCCTTCTCTCTCGTAGTTTGAGCTATCTGGATTGCTCCTTTCTTCTCTTCTTCTGCGATATCAGCTTGTGATTGCGCTCTTGCTTTAGTCTCTTCTTTCTTACCAAGATTATCAATATATTGAGCAGCATCTTGAATGTCACTGATATTGATATTCATCAGATAAAGACCAAGTTTGTTCAATTCTGTATTGATATTGTCCCTAGCTTGAGCTAGGAACTTGTCTCTGTCAGAGTTAAGCTCTTCAATAGTCATTGAAGCAATAACAAGCCTCATTTGACCATAAACAATATCTGAAATCAAACTTTCTTTAACGTCATCATCAGCACCTAGTAAGCGATTAGCAGCATTCTGCATAATCAGCGGTTCTTGGCTAATAGCAACAGTCACAGTAGTAGGGATAGTTACACGAATATTTTGAGCTGACAAAGCATTCTTCAATACAAGATTCAATTGAATCGGCTGCATTGACATTACTTCATAACCCTGTATAATCGGCCATACAAAAGCTGCACCACCATGATAAACCTTGGCAGTTTTAATTTCAACTTCTCTGTCAACCAGATTACCTTTAGCGTCGCGTTCGCTAACTTTCTCTTTGTGAGAGCCTGTTTTACCATAAACTACCAACAATTCGTCAGATTTACATTTACGGTAGCGGGATAGAATCCCAATGATAGTGATGATTGCAACTAGTACAACTACACCAACGATAATTAATGATGTCATTTCCATCTTGAAATTGGTATTAATCTATGTATAATTTATTGTCTTCGTATTTACGAATCGTTACTGGCTCATTGACAGGATATATCTTCTTATTAAGAGATACAACTTCTACTTCTCTTAATGCTCCACTTATGTTCACGGATGCCAAATGGCGCCCTTCACCTAAATGTACATAGATAGTAGCAGTTCTGCCAACTAAGTTAGTCTTCGGTTCGTCTTTAGGAAGGTTCTGCAATTTCATACAGAACTTATATAAATGATACAGCATAAATACAAATACAAGACCTATAAAGAATCCTATTAACCAATCAATCCAAGTTACTTCATAACCTAGTAATTGCTTAATAGATGTCCACCCTCCGAACCCCATGAAGAAATGGATAAATCCTTTAAAGGATACAACATCACTGACATCAAAGTCAGCATCACCATCAAAGTCTACGTCGACATCGAACTCCCCAGCAACCCATGATATTATGAATTGTAGGATAAATATACCATAGGCGATGCCTCCTAAGATATAATACAAGTTATTGTCCATCTTACTAATAATTATTTAATCTTTTAAAGTGGGACGAGACGGATTCGAACCGCCAACAACCTTGGTCTTCAGCCAAGTGCTCTACCATTGGAGCTACCGTCCCATACTGCCTACACATACGTCTTCACTGGATTTTATACTTTATTACGCCAGTTGCTTTGGACAGTCTAAATCCTTCGGTGCTGTACAATCATTACATTTATAATGAGGCCTCAATATTAATTTGACTGCCATCGCACCTACTCCCATTACTTCGTCACGCAACGTACCCTACATTCCACTTTAGGATTTTCACCTAACCACATCCTCGGCATTCCGTTTCAAGATAAAATATAACTCTGCTGAATAAGTCAAACCAAACAGGAAGATTTATGATACGTTTATACCTAAACAGCAGAATTGGGTGACATACGAGACTTGAACTCGTAACCCTTAGAACCACAACCTAATGCTCTGCCAATTGAGCTAATGCCACCATATTGAGTTATTGCAACTCTAATCCTTCTTTTAGTGCCCTAGTATATGCCATTCTAGCAAAGAATAGTTCAGCTACAGCCATAACTACTGGCTCTGCTAACTCTTCGGCTCTTTCTTCTTTGGGCTTAGATTCTACATATTCTAGTAATTCCAACACAGCTCTATTAGCTTCGACCAGGCGACTATAAGCAGTACGAACTTGTTTATAGTTCTTATATCTTTCCCGATACGGTCTTATTGCATTCCATGAATATGAAGCAGCCACTATTATTGATATGGCACATAGTACCATGAATCCGAAGGGTTCTTCTTTAGACCATGCTGAATAGATTTGATACAATACAGCACCCAAACACAGGTTTTGTCCTATAAAGAGAGACAGTAAAAACCAATAAGCTGAAAAGGCTTTCTTTGCTTCATCAAGTAATGATGCTGACTCCTTTAGCTTCTCTTGTTCAGCTTTTAATGAGTCAATTGACACTTCCATAGCTTCTCCTTCGTCTGAATCTTTAAGGCGTTCATATTCCTCTTCACTAATCTTGGTTATTTTCAAATCTTCTAATTCTTCTCGATTCATTGCCTTTCAATTTAAGTTCAACAATCTGTGGACCTGATGAGACTCGAACTCACGACCCTCTGCGTGCAAGGCAGATGCTCTAGCCAATCTGAGCTACAGGCCCATATTTAGCCACACTATCGTAGGGCTATCAGCTCCCAACGTCCGACTGATTACGGAAGGTTACCTACCGGTCTGATAACCTATAAAATGCACAATTACTTAGTCATGCCCCAACTGTTCTTGTCAGTCCATAGCATGTTGTAGAACTCTACATGCATACCCTCCTCATTGTGCACTATTTTAAACCTATCATTTCAGCAATTTCTTCAAATGAATAATTCAGGAATAGTCTATCCATATCTGCATCGGATTTAACCCATTTAGGTCTAGGATATATAAGAGTAGGAGAATGTCCTCTCTCATGTAATCCATACACTACTTCCTTCTTACCTTTAATAAGACGAAGGTCAATATGCTCTGACATAGAAGAATAAAATCCTATATTAGAATCTTCTACATATGTAGAACCCTTCTTAGACATTACCTTGCGATAAGGTTTATACCCTTTACTAATTAAATACTCTACGAACCCAATCATGTTAACTATTATTAGTACTCCAAGTAGGATTCAAACCTACGACCCACGCCTTAGAAGGGCGTTGCTCTATTCACTGAGCTATTGGAGCATCATCAGAAGGCAAATTGAACTACATGACACAGTAAAAGTGCTGATGCCTTCTTATATTACCCATTCAGTTATTCTAGATTAAGTAATTCTCTTGTCTCTTTCTTAAACTGTCTCCTATTATAGCGTTCTCCTTTACATATAGGACAACTACAAGGAGTGCTGGTTGTTTTATAGGCAAACGTATATTTAGAATTATATAATTCTGTCCAATGTCTACCTCTTGCTGTCTTATCTGGATTGTACCAGTAGGCAGCGTGGAGTTTAATCCTAGTAATATACTTCTGGTCTTTCTTTAGGTTCCTCCACCTTTTGTTTCTTTGGATTAGTGATTGTTTCAATTCCTCCGTTCTTAGTTCTTCCATCGTCTCTACCATTAGTGTTAATAATGTCTTGAGACGGGTTGTAGCCGGTTCCAACAAACTTCTTCATATCCAATCCTGTTAAATTAATTCCTTTCATACGATAATTTTACAATCTGTTAAATACTGCATGTTCTTTTAACCACTCTTGATAGAGCTTATCATCATAGTTACCTGAATACTCCCAATGAAATCTACTACATTCTATAGTCTTTAGTAAGAACTTCATCACAGACCTTGTATTAGCCTTCTTTGATATAGATGAAATGTAAAACTTCTCTTTATCAAAATCATAGTATCCTCGTAATACCACTCGGCGAGAATTTTGCCTATTTAAGTAAATTCTTGCCAACAACTTGGAGTTATTGTCTACATATCGAGTAGGTATGAATTTATAAGCCATCTGATTCAGCTAGCAATAAAGTAATACCAACACAATAGGCATTATTAACTGCATTCAGCCTCTTCTTGAGCTCCTTCTTAGCCTTTCTGGGCAACTTAGGATACTCTGCATATAAATCCTGTTCAGCGGCTCTGCTTGCTTCACTTAATTGCTCAAGTAAAGCATTAACATCTTCGTTAGTTTTGTAATCCTTAAGAAGGACTCTAACTAATGTGGGACGTTTCACCATTTCTCGCATTCCGGATTCGTACACTCTACAAATTTGGTTTCTACTTAACGTAGACACTCTCCTTAATTTCACTTTAAACTTCATAGTACATTCAAATTAGTTGAGGAAGCAGAGGGATTCGAACCCCCGGACCCCGAAGGGCCTCTGGTTTTCAAGACCAGTGCAATCGACCAACTCTGCCATACTTCCAATTAATAAGCACGCCCTGCACGACTCGAACATGCAACACACCCAGTTTTGGAGACAGGGGCTCTACCGATTGAGCTAAGGACGCATCAATTCTAGATTGTGGAATCTTTAAAGATGTAATACAATACTACTAGCACTATAGCTCCCACAATGTAAGCACCAAAACTATGCATAATCTTATAATTTAATGTTAATAATGCGGCAAGTGCAGGACTCGAACCTGCGACCAATTGGTTAACAGCCAACTGCTCTACCACTGAGCTAACTTGCCATAATGTTTAATTGACCTATCCCGATTGCATCGGAGTTAATCCCTATGGTAAGGAACTACTCCTGTTGGTGTCCAAGCATAGCTATTTGCAGCTATTCTAAAATACCAACGAACTGCTTTCTTAATTAACTTAAATAGTCTCATAATACATCAGTTTTAGTCAATAAATAAGTAATCTAAATAAACCACTCTATCTTCACAGACTGAGTGGTCAAACTCGTTCTTTGACACCATGTACAATCTTAGTACATATGTGATTCCGCAGGGACTTGAACCCTGTTCTATAGATTAAAAGTCTATAGCATATCCATACATGCTCCGGAATCATCCGCAGAAGGCGCGTTATCAAAAACATGTAAACTGTACAATGATTAGTGCTGTACGCCTTCTTATGTTTCACTAAATCGAGAGTGGGCTGACGGAATCGAACCGTCCTAACTGGTTTTGCGGACCAGCCCCTAAACCTCTCGGGCAAGCCCACGTATCAATACGACTTATGGGCTTAACTATGAAACAGGTTAATCAAATCATAAATTAAAAGTTGTTGAGTTGATTTGATAATTGTTTAGTGAAACTATATATTATTGTGTTAATTATGGTTCTTATTAAAACTACTCTATTCTCACGAACTGAGTAGTTGTCCACATTTATTATTATGGGATTATCAGCATCCTCTCTTGGATGCTACAGGGGGTCGGGATGACTGGATTCAAACCAGCGACCTCGTGGTCCCAAACCACGCATTCTATCTACTGAACTACATCCCGGACTACAGAAGTCTCTTAGTTTAATTAAAATCATAAAATATGAAACACTTTCTTTCGTGCCGTAAGACTTCTTATTCAAAGCTATTGAAAATTGTTGTATTGTGGGTGTGCCTGGAATTGAACCAGGGACCTCATCCTTATCAGAGATGTGCTCTAACCGACTGAGCTACACACCCATCGTCAGAAGACAATAGATTCATTTACTTATGCCAACATACAGGAAATTGCTGTTTGTCTTCTTAACATTCTGAAAATGCAAATGTACAATGATTGTAATTCATCTTTTATTAATTATATAACTTATGGTTCCCTTACTAGAGATGTTATATTTAGCCATTAAATCTTTGTAAGACATACCGGAAGTCTTATCATGTTTGATAGCCTCAACTAACTCATCAGAATACTTCTTGTTAGCATTAGAAGCTGCCTTCATCCTTACTTCCTTAGGTACATCATTCATATTATCAGAATGAGAACCTATATCGATATTATCGAATGAATTGTCAAGCGAGTTACGATTAAGATGTCTAATCTCCATCTCTCATTCCAAAGTAGTAATATGGCTGTCTGCCCCTAGTTCCTACTTTGCGTCCTTTGGGACTAATGGCATTTCCGTCAAGGTCAACAGAATACCCTCTATTAACTGCTAATATTTCAACTTTGTTAAACATACATACTTTGATAGAATTAGTTTTAATCCAGTCACACCACGTGGAGGTTTCTATCGTGTGACCTTGCGGAGATGGGAGTCGAACCCAATATAACTAGCTTATGAGACTAGTATGATTTATATATCCGTTTCATTCCTCCGCAAGTGCCCCATGTTGGACTCGAACCAACGCCATACAAGTTTAGAATTTGCTCTTCTACCACTGAAGTAATGGGGCAAATGAGGGTTTTACGAGATTACCCACAACTCATCAACTATTCGATAATTTGATTCCACTGTTCAAGTGTAAGTTCCTTGACTACTATGCCATTTAGTTCAAATGGAGTATATTGGTTTCCATTCTCTTCTACAAGGATTAACCATTCGTAGCCACGTTGCTTGCTATGAGTTCTAATAATCTCCTTAATGGTTTCGATGCCAAAAGGAGTTAGAATCTTCTGCCCTTCTCTGTAAAGATACCTCTTGTTGAGGTCATTTAAGTCCTCTAATGTAGTTAAATGAGGATTAGGGTTCTTAGTGATAACTACATGGTCATCTCCCACACTAACATAATAATCTCGATTGTATATCATTCTCTTACTAATTTAAGTTTCTTGAACATGCGACCGTCATCTTGTAATGCGATTGCTGTTAATTGATTGCTAAGGTCTGGTTCATAGAATGAAGAATAGTCCTTATTTACTAAGTCTAATCTTACTTTCCATTTGTCCAAATCAGCATATAAGTAGATTAGGTAGTTATTATTCCAATCTTGATTAGGATGTTCTAATAACCACTGTGCTACTGCATGACCTCCTTGTACACAACCATAAACTGCATCAAGCTTCTGGTCTATCAGCACATACAACTTCTTCATCAGAATATGTATCAATCAGTGAATCAACTCTTTCTCGGAAATACTTCTCTCCACTATACACCTTAGAATAACCACACCAACCTTGAGTTTCAAGTGATTTCCATTCTTTGATAACTTTAGCGAGATACTCATCCATAGCTTCTCCGATTAGTTTATGCTTTAATATGTAATAAGCTACATACATTGCATGTAATCTTCCTCTGTTGTAATAAACTGATGAGCAGTCATTAATGTTTTTAGCTGCCTTCTGTGCTTTTACTAAATTCGCGATTTCTTGTTTAAATTGTTGCCATGATAGTTAATTGTTAATAAGTTAATAAAATAAATTGCCTTAGTTAATAATCAACTATCTTATGGTGGCTTGTAAGTAATCTACCGCATAATCATTTTCCTTTAATTTGTTTACACATGTTAATAAACTCATCATCCGATTCACATATAATCGGATTCGTTTCCTTGAGATACATCTCCTGATAAGCTTCTTTAGATAAATCGTCTATATCATCAGGATACACACCATGTACATCATATGACATATGAGAACCCCAGCAACTAAGCCAATCAGCATCCTCAAATGTAGTACATATACACACACTTAACCCAGCATCCTCTAGCTTCTTGCGAAGTTCTGGAGTATTCTTCTTAATAAGACAATGTTCACTCATGGATTTAATATACATAAACCACCTTTCTCGGAATCTCTAAGCACATACTTAATACCAGGACCTTATAAATGGTTAGTTCGTTAATAAATTCATACTGCACTCTGTTGATTTTATAATCTCCATTAGTAGCAGCAGACTCATTAATTGATGCTTTACTTGTGGTTGCAAATAATGCCAAGAAGGTAAATACTCCACCAATAACACCTGCCTTAAATGATGTCTCTTTCATAATCTCATCTATTATTAATAATGAGCGGGATAACAGAATCGAACTGTCATCTTCAGCTTGGAAGGCTGTTATAATAACCATTATACGAATCCTGCAGTTTACTTCTACTATTCTCTCGAACCATAGAAGGGTTTGTCGAGTTTGACCTCAACAGATATTGTATTTAATTATCGCAGTGTGAGTGGGCATGGTAGGATTCGAACCTACTCAGCCATAGGCAACGGTTTTACAGACCTCTCCAACTCTGGCGCATACCCGAATCACACAATCCATATTAACTGTGAATTGTGAGTGCAAAGGTAATGAATCTTTCCCACATATAAAAGTTAATATGTATTAAATACGATAGAAGTTTGCTCGGTATTAAACTAAGCTCACATATTCTCTCGAACCGATGAGCTTAGTAGTTATTCAACAATTGCAGATACTTTAACTCGTAATAATGACTATGAGTCGAGATAGAAATGACACTGCATATGTTGAAAGAATCATATTAATAAAATGGTGTAGAGATAACCAGATTCGAACTGATGTTCTTCTAAGGATTGACCTTAGCTGTTCTACCACTGAACTATATCTCTATCCAGTCCCTATGGAATCATCCAATAAATTCCCACCTAGTGTTACTAGATATGCACAAAGATTACTATACCAAATATGCGCTCTTCTCCATGCATAATGAAATCTATCTTCTATCCAATCAGAACATTAATTCAACTATTAAATAAACGGTGCGCGAAATACTTAGGCCTTCACAGGCTTCTTCTGCACTCTTGCATTCTTCTTGACAACATCCTTCTCTAGAATCATCATATTAAGCAACTCTTGATTCATAGCATGCTTAAAGATGTCTCTAGTGGTTTTAGGCACCTGGAACCTCTTCTCTCCAGTAATAAATGAGGACGTTGAATTATTAAGTCCATTTACTAAGAAGCAATTTGACACTCCTGGAACCAAAGCTACATTAGGTCTTCCTTTATATGCTAAAGGAACTCTCCAAATAATAACTTTGAACGCCCTTACAAATTCCTTACTGAAATTTGCTTTAAGCAATCTCTGCTTAAATTCCACGAATGCTTGGTTGTTCAACTTGGTAAAATATGTATGGCTAGTAATTACCACACAGCCTCTAGGGAACTCTCCTTCATCTACACCATAATCTTCTTTCATTTTACATAGCATTTCTGCTATATTAATAATAGAAGGATTCTGGCATAATGCTTCTTCTTTGTCAGCTTTCCATTTCTCAATGACATTCTGACCTTTGAACTTACGTAGAACCAGGTTATCTTCTAACACGGCATAGGAGTTCTTGAATATTGTAGGAAGTAATTCAGAATGATATAAAGCATATACTTTACCCAAACTGTAAGCAGATGTTTCGCTATTCTCTATCTCACCATTAGCAGAATGGCTTATATCTCTTACTACCAACAACGGAGCTACTCTATTGCGTTTAGCATTATCAACGAATACGTTGAAACTTGCATTAATAGAAGTTTCCATAAATTCTGGAATCTCTTCGGCAATTTTATCCAATCCATATGGTTTGAATAGAGTATGTAGAAATCCGCTATTAGAGGGCTTCTTACGGTTCTTCAACCAGTTCTGATACTTCTCTTTAAGACCTTGATGTTTGAGGAATTTAGAGCCTACTAGCTGTGCCAGCGCCTTTCCAGTAACAGTGTCAAAATCAATTTCCAAGAATTTCTTTTGACTGATTAACTGCTGCCATTGGGCTGCTTTCCCGCTATTCTTCATCTTCCTATATTTACGATAGGTTGAATAGTCTCCTTCATCCTTAGGTTTACCATAAAGGCCTTCCGCCAAGAATTTGGCTACTGTGTTACGTGCTTTTGCCTCATCTGTCTTACATGCAACACTGGAACGAACACGAGGAAGATACTTCTTTACTAAATCACATGTCTGACCGTTGGCAAGACCTGCAAATATGACTTTCTTGAAGAAGTCCCAATCCAATCTGTGCTTAAAGCCATGGAGTTGAACATCTAAAGCCATCATAGTAATGAAATCTTTCCAGCATCCAGCTGCTGCAAAATAAGCAATGTTGGCATGGAATGTAGGTTTGTGATAGATTGCCAACCACAACATTCTCATTATACCTTCATTCTTCAAACCTTCTCCTTGCTGTGTATCAAGCTGTATAACTCCTTCCGGGGTAGTTATTCTACATTTACGAGTTATCATTCTCGTATATGCAGTAAACTTGGTACATAGTAATGGATTAGCTTTCCATAAAGGATACATATCTTCAGCCACTTGCACGTAGGTACGTGGCTGAAGACATTTCTTAAGATTAACAAACTGGTCTATGAATAACTGATTATTATCCACAAACTTAGGTTTATTCTCATCCCGCCTTTGACGTGCGGCATTAGGGTAAGGCCTCCTTGGCCTTTGTGCTCCTTTCATTTCCATCTCTTGTTAAATTTATTGTTATGAGAGTCTTTCTTTATTCTAAACAATAAACAAGCGGCATTACGGCAATCGGACATACGTTAACCCGCTCGCCACTTACAGACCGTAATGCACACTTGACCAGGCAGGAAAGAGGTTTGCTTGGTGACCTATCTGTATGCTGATTATATAATACAGACCGTGTAGATTCTCTCTTATACACAATATCTATAGTAGATTTGCACTACTGTTTCCTGATGCTTAATCAGGTGAACTCCTACTGTTCGAATAGATACAGGTTTCAACTCTTTGATATAGCCTTTAAGTCATAGACATACTCCGGAATATGTCTATTGGTTCTTCAGACCAAGTTTTGCTACCACCATTCGTCAATAGTGGATTTACGGTATTAGATAGTCTACACGAAGGTCTACCGTCTCTTCGTTTGCTTCTAACACCACAGTCGTCGAAAGAATATCAGGATTGTCGGCTGTAGTTACCATACTCACAATATCATGTGGGGATTCCAAGTATAAATAACCTCTACCGTCCCAAGCTGGAACATATCCACCTCGTAGAATGTTTCGAGACGGAATAGACTTATAATAATAGTGTGCTGGCCGGTAGTGAGCGAATGATACATTAATAGCTGATTGATGTGTGCCTATGGTAAAACCACCTAAGACTGTTGCCAGTCTCATCACCTTACTAACATATTTTGAATCGCCTACTACATCTAGTCTTATGTTCAAGCCTGGATAGTAGAATTTAGCAACTCTCCTGCTTATATCCTTCAACGTTTGAAGAGATTGAAATTCAGCAATGTCAACATAATCTTTCTCCGATTCAGAACTACCGAAGATACAATTAATTGGTATTGGCTGATTGGCTTCAATACATTCTTCCAAAATAGTGATTGCTTCAGACGGAATAGCTTCATTACCAAGTCTAATTCTCTTAGTCCCATATAAGATATGAGCTATAATCTGACTAAGTGGCAATGATAATTTCTCCTTGGCAAAGTTGCTTTCCAAATCATATAGATATTGGCAAATATGTGCACTGAATGGCGTGTTCCCTTGTACTGTAAACTTCATACTATCTGTTCAACTGTTATTAATTTAGTGATTCTATAACCTCTCGATTTCAGGAATTTGATTGCTTCCATTTCAGCTTGTGTAATAGGAATCAGATGTTTGTCTTCTTCCGCTTCTGTAACAGCTTCCATTTCAGCTTGTGGCTTAGGTTTAGGAGGTGCTACATAAGTGCCAGCTTTAATAGCCATTCTCTTAGCATATGCATCTCTCTGTATCTTAGCCATTTCTTTCCTACTGATAGTTATCAATTCAATGACTCTAGTCTTATACAAAGGGCCATGTTCTTTCCACATAAATCCTTTAGTATAGATAGCACCGTCAGGTTCAATCACTCCCTGCTTACGCAAAACAGCCATGAAGTTCTCTGGCCTTGGGAAGCCATTCTTCTTCAAATCCTTGACTACATCTGTAATCTTAAAAGGCCCAGGATTCATTGCCTTTACCGTGTTAAAAATCCGAACGATGTCATCGTCGGATATTGACCTCTTTCCCATAATTTCAATAACTTTTAGTGAAACAATTACTCTTTATATATTCTAATTCGAGATTTACGCAGATGTACACGCATTCGTTTAATCTCGGACAGAATCCAATTACGTCTGCATTGATGTAACCATGCAATTACATCTTCGTCAAATAATAATTCTTGACCACAGTAGTGAGTATCAAGCTTTGGTCTTAATATGTCATGAGGACTATCAGTAACTATGTATTGATAATCCTCACCCCTTATTAATTTCAGCTTCTTTGACTCTTTACGAAGTTTCTTTAATAACTTTGCTTTCATTTTAATTACTTAAATGTGGACCTAGAGGGAGTCGAACCCTCGTCCAGACAACTCTCATTAATAAGATTACGTGTGTCTCTATTTTATTACATCAGCTGTTGAGTTCAGCATGTAGGTAGTTTTACTAAGAAGCTGAGTGTTAATTCACCAATTACGTCTCCCTCGTAGGGCTACGACTTAGTTGTTCACAAACTACCAAACTGGGCTTGACCGAACGGTCACTCCACCACTCCATTTACGTTGGAGAACGTTTCTATTTGTAACCCATAGATAGGTAGTGGAGATTTCAGCTTTACTAACCTTTGGCTTTCAAGTTAATGCATCTAAGCTTCACTGTAACCTGTAGGTACTATGACTCTTCCCCGCAGGTCTCGTTATAGCACTTAGATACAAACCTCTTCTGTTTCTAGGTCTCTCCAATTAACCCGACTTAGAGCTAAATTAATAGATAAGCCAGCAGCTTAGGCTGCCATTCTGTTGTAGTCGATTTCAGCAACTATTGTTTGCATCATTATTAAAGAGTTGGTGCCAACTCTACACGTCTTACTAACTTGTAATCGCCTGTCAAATCCAGGTAGGCCCTTATAATTTTAAAATGGCAAGTTTCCTTCATGTTTCATCCAACTATAAACTACAATTTCATAATCTGGAAAATCGTTAGCAAGTTTAACACAACTCGCCAACTACGTATAGGTTGTTAACAATCCTAATCACGACTGTACCTGGAGTTACAAACCCATTGTACCATTCAATTACTTCTGCCAATTCACCATGTCTCATTTCTATAGGATGAACAAGGTAACTAGCGCGTTTTACAATTTTTACCATAATTCTAAGTATTAAAAGTGAACTGCCAGTATCCTCCTGTGCTACATTAAGTAGCGTGCCCATTACAGACTTGGTAACTTACGAGCTATATTGTTCCATTTAAAATGGCAAGTTTCCTTCATGTTTCATCCAACTATAAACTACAATTTCATAATCTGGAAAATCGTTAGCAAGTTTAACACAACTGTCAAACGATAACTCTGTTATGCATATAAGAGGGTAATCATTGTCAAGCCATTCTCTAATTACATCCTTATCAGGAATATGCTCGTCCAATGACCATTTAAGCTCACGTTCAAGTCTTTCACGTACTGTATTCAATTTAATATGGTCATGCGTTCCATATATAACATTTAATATGTAATACAATAAATGGCTATTGAACTTATCAACATCGCTAATAAGGATATGCCTCTTGGCATTCCTTAGAGAATTAACTGCGTTTTGATTCATAAATTTACTAATTAAAAGCCCAAGTGTGTTTCACAACATGACTGGGGCAAGCCTAAACTATACAAAACTTTAAAATGATTGGGAGAGGATGGGAGATTCGAACTCCCACTACTAGTTGTAACTAGCCTTCTACCATTGAACTAATCCTCTCTTGGCATTATTAACGCTTCACAGCTTCTTCACAATCTTCTCTGCCTTCTCACGGGAACAGTCAAGCATGTGCATAGTAAGATGAATGCACTGTTCACGCATTAAATCTTCTATGTCATCCTCGTTGTCCTTCTGTCTGTTTTTAAGAGCTTTTAACAGCTCTTCTGGCGTTTCAACATCAGCACCGATAGCTTTGGATACGTCCTTCAGAAACTCAAACATGGCTTTCTTACCTTCTTCAACCTTGAATGTAGAGCCTTGTCTTTGGTCTTTCATTTTCATAAGAATGTCAAAGATTTCACGGGCAGAAGCTTCGTCATCCTCATTCAGAGTGACAGCATGACGTTCATGAGGTTGAACACGAATAGATTCGTCTTTAACTTCCATAACGAGCAAGTCTTCACCGTCGCCACGAACAATGATAATTTCACGGTCTTTCCTTTCGTCATAACCGCCACCAACAGTGAAGTTCTTGTAAGGAATTTCTTTGCCTTCAGCGGCATCGAGCACATGCCCAAGAATAGTTTCAGCTTCTTCTACGATAGAATCATAGCATGGGTCTTTCTTTGGATTGAAATCAATACCAGCTTTCAGGCGTTCTTGTAATTTCTTCATTTTCTTCTAAATTTAAAGAGTTTGATTTATTAATTATTTGATTAATCTGGTAAGAACCAGACTCTTATGGCCGCAACAATACCTATAGCTCCGACTACATATGTAAAATCGCCAGCTGTGGGTAACATGATATTAATAATTACTAATGCTCCAATAGCAGAACTAATTATTATATTGTCTTTATTATTCTTAGTGAGTTTCATAATTACTAATATTGGTTAAGAGTGACTCCACCGTGACGTGCCAAATCATAGTGAAGTTTCGTCGTAATTTTCAACGACTCATCAGACTCTCTTTTAGACGGAAAGAAGATTATGACATATAATTATCAATAGAATCTCCAGTTGCTGCCCTAATCTGTTCCCATGGAATGTTCTCTTCTTCGCAAAGCTGTTTGGAGGACTGTATCCACTCCTTGGCGAAGTCTACAAAATCACCGCATTCTCTCTTAGCCATTACCATAGCTTCTTTGCAGCTGTAAGCGATGATTCCGGGAAGAAGAGATTTGTCATTGTTAATTGCATGTTTAACTATAGGGCTGTTCTTTATATCCATTGCTTAAAGGTTAGATTGTTGTTACACTGCTGATAATAGAATAATCAATAATGATTGAAAGCATGCCGTTTAAATCAGATGCCTCATAAGGAACCTGATGTTTAGCAATTTGTCTTTCAGCTTGTTGCATCATGGGCTGGTTAGTTCCAAACCCAAGAAGCAATTTACCTTCACGAGAAGTAATAGATTGATGATTGAGAGTACATGGTATTCTCTGTTTCCTAAATTGTATCTGCGATAACATTGTTACTTAGTTAATAAGTTAGCAAATCCTTTCCAGAAGTAGCGAGGGAAGTGTCCAGTCAGTTGTACATAATTGACTCCTGCTGACACCTTATGTCTAGCTATAACCTTATGTCCGTCAATGGACATTGTAATTAAGCTACCAGAAACTGTTACATCACTATCTGACATATCATACAAATCTCCCAAGTCCTTAATAGGAATCCACTTAGATGTAGTTTCATCTTTGTAGCTATTAAGGCGAGATTGTAGTTTGGCATCAGTAGGCTGACCAGTTCTCATATCAATAACCTCACCCTCACAATCTGCAAGGATGAAGTTCTGTGTATAGTTAAAATATAGTTTCATGTGTACTGAACTTTATATCTTTTAGTTCTTCTAGTTTGTAGATTAATAACATCTACCGAATCAGTACCTGCCTTTACATAAACCTTACCAGATATCTCTTTGATAAAGTCATTCTCTGATTTACCTTCAAAAGTTCCGATAAGGCATAGTGTTACTCCATTGACAAGTACTTTGGTAAATTTATCAACCTGTATAGGAGCCAAAGGTATTCCTTCTTCTCTTACATGGTTAAATGCCTTAGTGTAGGCTCTATACCTCGCAAGACGATGTTCATAATTAGCACCTTTAGAGGGATAGCTAGCAAGTACTGAAGTATCCTTAATTACCACATACTCTTTACCAGGCAATCCACCTTCATACCATGATTTAGATATTACTTTGATACCGGATTTTACTAATAACCATTTGTCTACAGCATCACATAAACGCTCTTTACCACATGTCTGTAACAATATGGGTATTAAGTTACGTTTAAGCTCTCTGTATTCCTCTGCTAATTCATTAGTCATAGATAAGTTGGCAGTTAACCTACTCACTGCCAGGTTTTAAAATATGGAAATCTCACACTCCTTTGGTTACTTAAAGATTATTGCAGACGTGATATTAACGCGGATGTTCTCTTTAGAAGAGATATATTTATTCCACAGGTCAGTCACAACCTTTTGTTTGTCCTGACCACGCACAGACAGCAAACGATTACGACCACTCGTATACAACGGAAGTGTGCTTGTAGATACTTTGTTCCAGAAGTCGTCAAGAGTATCTAATTTATGCTTCTTATCAAGAACAAGATAAGCTGTTACACCACCAATCATAGATGCATGGAGTAATCCTTTAGTGTACTTCTTGTACTTGAGTGCAAGTCCTGTAACCTCATCAAAGACAGTTTCATGCTTTCTGTACATGTTCAACAAATCTTGACGAGTCAGACCAGTTCCTCTAAGTCTGTGAAGAGCTCCAGCATCAGCCAAACCTTTCAAGCCCTTGGTCAAAGCGTAATATTTAGCCACAATGGAAGCTTTCTGGGTAGGATTAGTAATGCCCATGATTCCAAACACATCACCTGCACTTCTTGTTTTACCAGTATCTATGGTAGTCCAAGTTTCGTGTTTAACACCTTCTATGAGCACAGTTTGAAATGGAACACCTGCCTGTATGCACGCTGCTAGACGATGATAGCCGTTATCAGTAAGACCTTTATCATTTATAATGATTGCCTCACCGTTCAAATGCCATTTACCTTCAGACATTTGAATGGCATACTTGTTGATATTGTCTCTAGAAATAGGCCGATTGTGCAAATACTTTGACAATAGCACTTCTGCATCTTTCGGTGTGATTTCTACTACACTGAACTTGAGAGATGATTTTAATGTCTTCATAATTAATCTATGAGTTACCTATACACTCACGAGGTTTTAGTGAAACGTTAATAAAGAACTAATTAGTTTCAGTCTATTGACTTACTTATAGCATCGCCACGTAAAGGCTTAGTTATGATGCCGCTCCCGTCACGGGAGAATAGTTACATTAATTTCGTAATATTAAACTTTATGACAAATTTCAAATCCACCTTCCTGTGCCACACTCCTTTGCCTTATCTCACGATAAGACATCTCTCCAGTATTAAAGGAGGATACTGTTTGGTATAAGAGATGCTCTGCATTAGTCTCCGGGCGTACTCTGAGTATTAAGTCTTCATCTTCAGGATTTCTATCCAACTGGCGTTTTAATCCCTTGATGTAGTTGAAGCGTTCGTAATCAGTAAGTTTGAATCCTTGCCAAGTTTCCAAACACCATGCAACATAGAACGGATTGCTATAACATATAGCCTTAACCATTTGGTTCTTATATTTGCCAATATTGAAGAACCTCCACGAGCTCATTCCTATAGCTGTGGTATATCTATTGTCAACTTTGTGATAGTCATCGTATTTGCTCATAACTATATACACTTTACCTATTCAGTGTGAGGTTTAAATGGTTATATACGATGTGAAATGTGCAGTAAAACTATTGCTAGAAACCTGCACCTCAATATCTTGAGAGTGATTGAGTTTTTTATTTGCGGCTCTTTGTGCGCATCATTCGGTAGTGGAGCCATACCGAAACCCACAAACAATGCAGGACGCTGTTTAAAACTTAAAGATTAACTTAAATTAAAACTAAAACAACCATAGTGGACTCCTGCTTTAACGTTTTGAAACAGGAACGTGATAATTTGGGCATTATGTCCATTTTGCATGTAAAGGATTCTAAGCATTTGCAACTACTTAGAAGAGCTAAACCCCGTGATGTTATCGGTGTGAGGAATAGATGTCTATAATCTCTTTGTAAAAGTCTCTACGACCTACGAGATAGTCATCTCCCCAATACTCTACTACCTTCTTAAGACCTTCAATCACTTGATACATAGTAGCGCCATTACTAAAGCATGTCAATAGCTCTAGATGTCCATGTATGTCCTCTTTACACAAATGCATCCATTCATTGCCGATTGGATTGTAAATGTATAATATGCTGTTAGTTAAAGGTCTAGCCGGACGTAGTTTAATTCCGCTTGGATGAATGTATTCGAATACCATAAATGTGCACATGGTTAACCTGTACACCATGAGGTTTTAATTGTTATTTTACTATAAAAGGTGCTACTGTGTATAGAAACTTAAAGGCACCTCTTGCAAACGCTGTTTCCAACTTTGCTACTTCTGCTTCAAATGCAGCTTCTTATTGTCAGCTAGTATTATATAATACAGAGAGATTGTTAGTTATAACGTATTTTGTTACTTCCATTGTTGTAAAGTTTTAATCGTTATTTACTTCCAGATAAGTTTAGAGCCTTTGGAACATGCTGCATAAGATTCATCATTAAGTACTACATATAATAAATCAAAGTCGTCTTTGCTTTCATTAAATGCATCTTCAATGTCCTTCTTATTGTCAGCTTCCTTGACTATTGTCTCTCCTATTAAGGTATACCAAGTGCTTGGTGATTTCTCACAAATTGCATCAATCAGAGCATCTGTGAAATCGTCTTCGATGTAGTCATAAATATATATTATTATTGTCAACTCAAATAAAAGGTGAGTATGTATATCTATCACAGACCTACATACTCTTAATAATATTCATTTTACACATTCAAACGGTCTGAACTACGTACTTTAGTACTTTATATCTCGTCCCACTCCAAGTGGAGATTTGTTCAAGCAAATAATAGCCTACTGCTTCCTCAAACAGAGGATTTGTCAGTTTATACATTATACCATTATTTGCATGAATTGCATCGTTCCGATTACGTCCAAATACAGTTCTTAGTTTTGATTTCTTCGCTTTCATTTCACTATTCGGCTAACTACATACTAATAAATATATCTGAATAAGCATGATAAAAAGAAAGACACAAATAGACTTTCTAAATGTGTCTTTCAATAAGAAGTACTTTGTTATTCTTTGCAGTAAGCAATAACGTTTACGTTCATTTGAGAGCCGTCTCTAAGAACGCTCTCAAAGCTTTCAATTGCCTTTACAGTTACCTCTGTGCCCTGTAAATCTGCAAGACATTCCGCTATTGTCTTATTTTCAAACATATTGAAAATACATTTGTCTTTGTCCGCCTCTGGGAGAATGTCAACCGGTGTAATACGTTTGTTGTTCTCTCTGTCGTTGAAAGACCGGAACAAAGAGTTTATAGATACGTTTCTTGCCACTCCGTTGACCTCTACGGCAACTTGAAAGAACGTATTACCATTTACAACGCCCTTTGTAATAGTTCCGTTGAATTCGTTAATTTCAGCGGGAAATTCCAATGTGTCGCCTACCCTGATAGGGTCAGGATTAACACCCAAACGATTTAAAGCCGTCGCAATTTCGTTCTTGCTTGCTTTCGGTAACTTCTTGTTAACTTCTTGTAATTCTGCTAAATTCATAGTTTAATAATTTATTAGTGAAACAATATAGAACGGGCTTATTTACCCGTTCTTGATTAGCTTTAAATTAGATTTGCTTTAATTTCTTCACATTCTTCGCGTGTGATAATGCAACGTGTAGCATTAACTAAAACATAACCGTTTGATAAGTAAGTAAGTAAACATAACTAATAATTTTAAAATGAATATTATAAAGCAAAACCAAATGATATAAATCTTTTGATTTTCTCCAAACATGGGTGAGGGGTGTGAGGGGTAACACGACTGTCGTATCCACAATATACACAAATCTTGCAATATTCACCCAGCATCCGAGTTGGCAATATATAATATGACAACCCACCCCAGGAGTGGGAGGGGTGTGATTTTGAGCACCCGTACTTGTGAGTTGGCAATATATATTAATTTCTATTCATCTTACTAATTGCAAGCAAGCCCCGCAGGGGCGCAGATTGCCACAGCGCGTCATGAAGTTCCGAGTTGGCAATATACTTAATATTAACTGTGAATTTGAGTTGGCAATATATAATATATATTAATAATTATATTACCATTTGGTAATATTGAAATATATAACTAATTTTGTATTGTCAAATTAAATAGTAATATATTTGCGAAATTAATTCAGAATTATTAACAATAACTAAAATTTATAACAATGGCTAAAGAAGTTAAAGACTTAACAAGTAAAGAAGTAGATGAAGTAAAGATATTAAAGACTAGTTTGTCAGAATGTCCAGCAAATACTGATTTAGGATGTAATGAATCAAAGGCAACTAACTGGGTGAAGTTAGATAATAAAACAACAGATGTAAAATTAGAATTACTAAATAAATTGCAAGACGGACTAGCTAATGGAGCTGGTATTGAATATTTAATGCAACTATCTTGCATTTATAATAACATTCGCTAATAATGAGACATATTGATAGAATTAATAAGCAGTATGAAGAGAAGGAAGTTAAATTGCTATACGATAAAGCTGTAGCATTAATGAATCTTCTTAGTGATGAGGAATATGAACAAGTAATTACAGACAACGCAGATATATTTAAATTAGCATCTCATCCAGAGAAGGGTGAGTTCTATTTGCAAGATAAGCACAACTTAGTCCAGATTGTAGACATATTTAGTAAATTTATCAAAACTAAAGGTCTATCTAAGGATGAATTTAAAATAATGACTTTAGATGAAGTTAAAGAGTATGTGGTTGATGTTATTAATGATATCACATCATTCGAACCAGATGAGCTATTCACGATAGTAAAGAACTTAGAGAAACTTCAATGATAACACAAGAAGTAGAGTTAGTAGAAGAAGCATTGTATAGGAATGCATACATATATCCAGGCTGGAAGTATTGCCTACCTGGATTACTAAAGACAATATATTTATGAGAGGTAAAGACATAATAGTAACATTCAATGAACCTTGGTATAATGACTATAACAAACGATTATACACTCAATTATCTGAACAAATGATTAGAGAAGAGATTGAGAGAGTGCATAAAAAACCAATCATTACTAATGCTGCATTTGATATAGCAGTAGACAAGGCTTTCTTAAAGTTACTGCATGACAACAAGGATTTAATTAATATTACAGACGATACAAGAACCATGAGTAAAATAGCAACAGAATTAGAAGCTAAGACTATAGGGGGGGGACTCTCTCGGTAATTGATAATAAGTGCTGCACTAAAGCAAGAGCACTAGAGTTAGGATGCCAGATTAAGAGTGGATATAGTTATACCGATAATCGGTTAGTGGAGTTAGAAGGTATAGAGGCAGCTATAACTGCTCCAAATGTAATCCTTCATTATGGTTGGGAGGATATGCCAATTAATAATATACAGCAATTTAGAGTACGTTTCTCATTTGTTAATCAGAGTTCGGTGAATGGAGAACCATTTAAGTATTCTGATAATACTACTTACTTTACAATTACTCCAAGATTAGAGCAGGGAGAACAAACATATACTAAAACTCTGGCAAATCCTCTTAAATATTACTTAGAGAAACTAACACTTCCTAACCAAGACCCATATAATACACCTGTTTGGATACGCTTTGAGGGATATGTGATACTTAGGCAAGTGTCTCAAATTACATTAGCAATAGATTCTCAATCTGAGAATTGGGCAGAAGGAGTAACACTCCCTTCATCTGGAAAGTGGGTCAAAATGAATAATTCTGGTAGAATATTTAGATTTACTGGTGGGGAAATAGACCTAAACATAGAACTGTATACAGCGTCAGCGCAATGATTAAAGTAACCGATAATAAAGAAATAAAAGAGACAGTCTTAGCAGGACTTAAAAGGAATAAAGAGAAGTATGGTAAGAAGTACTGTCCATGCTCCTTAGTAAGAGATGAAGATACAATATGTATGTGTAAAGAGTTCAGGGAAATGGAAGAAGGAACTTGCCATTGCCAACTTTATGTTAAAACTAAAGACTAATAATTATGGATGAATTAAAGAACCAATTAGCGCAATATTTATGTAGCCAAATTCATAATGGCACTAAAGATTTGATTGAATTAATTGAATCAGAAGACCTTATTAATGAACAATGGTATAAGAACTGGAAGGAAGAGATGAGAATCTTACTACAGGAGAAGTCATTATGATAATACTTAGTGGGAATTGTCCTAGGCATCATAATGCCATTATGTTGGAACTTACAGACTTTGATGACAGTAAAATTTCCTATCTAGCTAGAATATCTAGAGGACATCATGTTGACACTCTGTTAGTTCCTAGGGAATATAAAGATACATTTGAATCTACAGAACTATATAAAGTATTACTGCCTAATATTAGTATAGGTGATGTACAATTTGCTAAAATATACTATTATGATTGACGTTAGAAAGACATTAGAGAATTTACATCAGATACTTCCAAACTTATCAATAGAGGACTTATTTAGAGTTCTTGATAACATAGTAGAGATTCCACAATTTAACGTAGGACAGACAACTACTATACGTAGAGATGATAGTGGCTGGAGACCATATGACACAGGTACATTTATATCTTATGCTAGTAATGGAATAACACTTAGTGATGAAGGAACTTGTAAATAACTGGAATGAGAAACATCCCGAATACGTATTGGTACACGGGATGTATTCTTATGTAGACAATGGACAATCTAAGGATATGCACATGCTTACTATCTTTAATAAGGATAATGAATGTGTATGTGAATATAAAGGAGAAGATTTTATTAAATTATATAACACATTAGAAGAAGAATGGGAAAGCGATTAATTAATGTTGATGAAGTGGAGGAGATAGTACCTGTCCTAGTAGGCAAATTACTAGAGAACAATTTGATAACCACAGTGGGCTACTTGGCATATATGGACGACAAATCAATAATATTGGGAAGAGGTATTGAGAATCATTGTGATGAGGACGGTACTCGCAGAGTAAAAGATACAATACACATACCAATGAGCTTAGTAGCTAGTTTTGGAAGTTTTGATTGATGAACTATGATAAATGAGGAGTATAATAAATGGCTAATCCTTTACTTTGATATGCAATCTATAAATTTACAGTTCAATTGTAATGATATAGCATCATCACTAAAGGCACAAAGCCTAAGATAGTTTTTACATCTTCGTCTTGGTGGTCTACGCCAGTGCGCTCTGACGTATTCCCACTTACCGAGACGGAATCTTATTATAAACAACAAAGCCCGAACTTAGTTTAATTACTAGGCTCGGGCTTTATTATATCAACCTGTTATGTATTAATTTTAATTACTTGTCTAGAATAGTCAGGCAAGTCAAGTATTTTATTACTTTGGTCAAATGTAGAAGCTGTATTCTGCAATAGGAGTCTTTTAGTTCCATTCGAACCAATTGCATACCAATTTGAATCTACATATATTAAATCAGTAAGAGTATATTCACCTAGTGTAGATGTAGTCCAATTATTACCCCTATCTGTAGACACACTCTTCATATTATTTCCTATAAGCATAAATGTATTAGTCCCAGCTTCATTTACATACAATCCTTTAGTCAAACCTGTTAGTTGTGGTCTAGTGGTTGCAGCAGTCCATTGAGTTCCAGTTGGGTTAGCACTAACGTATGTATAATTACTAGTAGTGCTATATACTACACTTCTTGGCGAAGAATGAAACCCTTGTATTACTGCACTTGGTGTAAACATTCCTGGAGTATAATAAGTAAGAGAATCTGGTACAGATGTAGCCAAGAAGGTATATATTCTAGCTCCTCCCTGATATGATGCCCCAACACAGCAGTAATCATAAGGCCCAGTTGATATGCTACTGACTGGACCTACAACACTACGCTCCTTTACTGTACCGTCATCATACACTATAATAACATAGTTCTTACCGTCTCCTCCTGCTCCCTTATAAAATACCCAGCCAGTAGAGAACCTAGCCAAGTGAGCATAACCATAAGCTCTTACAGTATCTTTGTATTTTAATTCCCACTGTTTGGTAGACTGATTAACTATATACAATCCTCCAAGCATAGACAATGCTCCAATTGCTTCACCTCCTCCAGCTATGTATATAAAATCCTCATGGCCGTCTATAGCTGGAATTTGAGCATAGGTACCACCGCCAGCAAAGTATAAACTACCTGTCTCCGCATTAATAAGGAATAGGTCTTTGTCTACAACTATATCTTCTTCTTTAACTAATTGATTTGGCTGGTAGTTACTAGACGCAACTACGCTACCCCAGAGACTAACTATGGTTTGGTAGTGAGGACAATACCCCCCCCCTTCCCATAATCTATTGACATACCAGTCAATTCGTTTAATTTGTCTTGTGTTACTATTTTACTCATATTTATTTTATTTTACTTTGTAAACCTTAGCATCACAGAACTTTAAGTCTCCGTTCTTATTGTATCCTATATGCCAAGGAGTAACTGTACCTTTAAAGATTAATACTCCATTAGTGTACGTGCCATTTGAGTTGTCATAATAGAATCCAAGTTTATTGAACTTAAAATCTAGTGTAGGCTTAAAGTCATATACCCAAGTAACAACTGACATGTCCTCTAATGGAGTAGCCTTCTTATCTATAAACTTCTTTAATTGCTTCTTAACTTTACGTATAGTCATATTAATTCATTTAAGATTTATAGTTATTCGTCTTCCTGTTCATCTAGCATATCATCATCTTCCTCTCCCTCTATAAATGCCAAAAGCTCACCTGTCTTGGCATCTCTTATATATCTAATTCCAGGAGCTACATATTCAGTAACTACCTCTTTATCACCCCACCATGGTACAAATGCATCACTCATTATCATAATTGTTAATAACAGTAGTTGCAGGAACTACCCCAAATCCATACTTATTAAATCTTCTCATAAATTCATTCTTATCTTTAATTATGTAATTAAACAGAAGTCTAAGATTTCTAAGTCCATTATTCTCACTAGTCCCTACATAAGGATTATTATTAATAAGCCTATCAATCTCATCAACACTCTTAAAGTTAGGAACTCCAGACTTACCTGCTTTCTCTGCCTTACCTG